CGGGCTATTCCACCACGGGACCAATGGACACCGATCCGGGCACTAAGTCGTACTCCCTTTCTGACCTCCGCGACATGCCGATGTCGGAGTACGCCAAGATTCGGGGCCAGTTGGGCGTCGGTCAGGCAGCCCAGAACCAGCGTGGACTGTACTCGTAATTCGGTCGAGTACCCGTAACTAAGGAAATCCAAGTATGCCAAGCGCGATCACTGGTACCCCGAACCTGTCGGCCTCCCCGACGAACTACTCGGGCGCCAACAGCACTCTCGGTGCGGCCATTCAGACCATCTGGAGCAAGGAAATTTTGTTCCAGTCGATGCCGATTCTTCGGTTCGAGCAGTTTGCGGTGAAGAAGACCGAATTGGGCGTTCAGCCTGGTCTGACGATCAACTTCATGCGCTACAACAACCTGGGTGCCGCCAGCCAGTTGGTTGAAGGCGTCCGGATGCAGACCAACGCCCTTTCGGCCTCGCAGTTCTCCATCACCGTCGCCGAGCACGGCTACGCCGTCGCGGTCTCCGAGTTGCTGTTGAACGCCTCGTTCGACGACGTCATGGCGAGCGCATCGCGCCTGCTCGGACGCAACATGGCTCTCTACCTCGACCAGTCAGCCCGAGACACGTTGCTTCAGGCAACTAGTAAGATCTGGGGCTACAACAAGTACGCCACTGCGTCCGCGATGAGCGGCATGGGCGTCTACGGCCACGGCACCACCGTGACTTCCACGGACGCTCTGGACGGCACCTACGACTTCACCACGGCCCTGGTAAAGGACGCGGTCGAAACGTTGGCGACGAAGAATGTCCCGCGTCTCGGCGAGACCTACGTCTGCTTCATTCACCCGCACCAGTCCCGCAAGTTGCGTGATGATCCCGAATTCATAGAGGTGACCAAGTACGCGGCCCCGGGGAACTTCCTTTTGGGTGAGATCGGCCGGATCGCGGACACGGTGTTCATCGAGACCACGCAGGTCAAGCAGGTCACCAATGCGGGCGGCAAGACTGTCTACCAGTCGATCTTCCTGGGCGACAATGCGTTCGGCCACGCGATCTCGCTTCCGGTGGAATTGCGCGACGGCGGCATTCTCGACTTCGGACGAGAGCACGCGCTCGCGTGGTACGCGATCTGGGGCCTCGGCTTGATCACGGACCAGGCCGTTCTGATCGCGGAGACCAACTAATCTCTCAGCCCGTCTGATGGCTTAGTTGGTATTCGCGGTCGCGCGATCCTGAAGGTTAGGGGAGCGGTTTCTGGATTACCAGGACCGCTCCCCTTCCTCGTTAAAGTAGTACCGCCTCACATACCTGAGTCCCGAACCCGGAGAAACAAATGCCTGCACGCAATGTCGCTCGTCCCGGTGACCTGACCGGCCGTAACAAGGCCGCCCTCACCAAGGAGCACGCCGACGAACTGGCGGCCCGCGAGAGGGAGATCTCTCTCATCAACGCGGCTGCGGCTTCCGAGAAGTCGGACACCGTCGTCGAGGCCCGGCCGAAGACCCCGGAGCCGGTCGTCGAGACCGTCATCGAGGTCGCCGAGGCCGTCGAGGTGGAGACCCCGCACCGCGAGTTCCGCGTGAACACCCCCATCGAGAACATGACCTTCGGCCACGGTCAGCACTACGACTTCGTAGAGGGGCAGCGCTACAAGGCGCCGAAGCCTCTCTACGACCACCTGGACTCGCTCGGCTACATCTGGCACTGACGGTCCAAGGAGACCTAACTCATGAAGACCACTTCACTCGTGAAGACCGCGCCCGCACCGGGTGAGTCGTACGTGCTGGAGAACGCCGAGGGCCACGGAGCCGGACTGGGACACCTTCCCACCGGCTCCACGGTCGTCGTGGTCGACGTACACCCGGCAGGTACCGCTGGCGTCGGCCACGCGGGCGAGGATTCCGTCCTGCTCGCGCACGTCCACGACACGCACGTCATCACCGACGAGGGCGACCACGCGCCGGGCAAGTCCGTCCGGCACTTCTCCCTGCACCTGTCCGACTTCACGCGACTGTTCAAGAAGGTTGATGCCTGATGGCCGGTACGAACCCCGTCTGGGCCGGTAACGCCCTGGACATGCTCACCGGCCGGGCCATCGCCCTCGCGGCGCCGCGTACGACCTACCTGGCCCTGCTGATTGCCGACCCGACGCAGGAGGACGGCACCTACAGCATGACCTCCCTCCCGGAGGTCTCCACGCCCGGCTATGCCCGGCAGCAGGTCGTATGGACCGCGCCGTCCGGCGCCCCGATGACCACCGGCAACAACGCGCTGCTGTTCTTCGGTCCGTTCACCGCTGACATGACCGACGCGGCCACCTACGCCGCCCTGGTCACCTCCGTGTCCGGCACGACCGGCACCGTCATCTACGCGTGGCCGATCGACAGCCCGCTTCAGGCGGCGACGAACGAGTCCCTTCAGATCGCCGCTGGCGCGCTGACCCTTAATACCTGATCGGAGTCGCGGAATGGCCACCCTTGAGGACCTGCGGTCGCGGGTACGCAACGAGCTGGGCGACCGGCTCACGCCGTTCCGCGACACCATCCGGGGAACGGGGGACGTCGCCGAGTACGAACTGAGTGCGAACAACGTCACCGGCCTGGAGGCTGTCCAGGTCGTCGGCACCACGCAGACGGTACTCACCGCCAGCGACTACGTCCTGGACGCGCTGAACGGCATCCTCACCCTGAACGCTGCGCTTCCTCTGGACGCGCTGCTGCTCGTGTCCGGGCAGTCCTACAGCCTGTTCGCCGACGACGAGCTGGACGTCTACCTGGGCGACGCGTTCGCCCAGCACAACCGGGGACGGACGATCTCCGCCCGGTACCGCGACGACAACGGGTTCATCCGCTACAGCGAGGAGCCCGTCGACTTCGCCACCCTCCCACCGGAGGAGGACGTCATGATCGTCATGCTGGCGTGCACAGAGGCGATGTGGGCGCTGGCCACCGACGCGGCGACCGACATCAACGTCCAGACCGCTGACGGCACCTCGGTCGACCGGGGCCAGCGGTTCGCGCAGATCCAGAAGCAGATCGAACTGCTCACGGACCGCTACAAGATGCTGTGCGAGAAGATGGGCGTCGGCCTGTACGCGATCGAGGTCACCAACCTGCGGCGCGTCTCCCGTACGACCGGCCGTCTCGTGCCGATCTTCCGTGAGCGGGAGTACGACGACTACGCGCTGCCGCAGCGGATCCTGCCGCCGATCGGGCCGGGCCACCAGAACGACGACGAGTCCGGTATCCCCTCTCAGACCTGGGGCGGGTACTTCTGATGGGCCGCCTGGACTGGAAGCGGTCGGGGCGGTTCAACGCCAACTACGAGACCACCGAGATCATGGCGTCCCTGCGGGGGCGCCAGCACGAGGTCGGCGAGATGGTCCAGTACTACCGCTACTCCCACACCGACCCGGCGGGGGACGACCTGTACGACGAGGCGACGGGGCAGGGGAAGACGTTCATCGGCCCCTACCGGATCCCGGCCCTGCACGTCATCCACAGCCAGGGCGCCTCGCAGGACACCCCGCAGGGTCTGTACACCGTCGACAACATCTCCGTCACCGCGTCGTTCGACAGTCTGCGGAAGATGGGGTTCACCGACCAAGACATCGACCACGGCAAGTACCTGGTCGACCGGATCGTCTACGACAACTCGGTTTTCCGCGTCACGTCCATTTCTGTTCTGGGCCAGATTCAGAACCGGGACATCATCGTCGGTATCGAGTGCGTACAGATGAAGCCGGACGAGCTGGTCAACGATGCGCAGTTCGCGCACTGGTCCCAGACGGTCTGACTATAAACTTCTCCGGCTTTCTTGGGATCCTGAATGGCGGAAGACTTTCTGCTATTCGAGACCCGTGAGGCCCGCTTTGCCATGGCTCATCAACGAGGACCGCGCCGTTAAGGCGAAACTCCAGGGCCTCTCTGTCACCGACGCGAATGCACCGGACGGTCGACCCGTTCCGGTGCGTTACCGCATTCCCGAGGTGGAGCTGGCCAAGCAGACCTTCCCCCTGGTGGTCATCGAGCACGCGGGGATGGAGAAGGCCGACGAGCGTGAGCACCGTGGCCCTGTCTACCTGCCGTACGCCCCCGAGGGTGCTACCGGCTGGTGGGCGGAGGGGGACACCTCCTACGACGTCACGCAGTCCCCGTACCTCGTCGAGTACCCGATCCCTTTCGACCTGCGGTACCGCGTCATGGTCTTCACCCGGCTCGCGGAGCACGACATTGCGCTGGCGTCCTTGATGATGCAGCGCGACCGGCTTCCTGCGCGGTTCGGGTTTCTGGAGATTCCCGAGGACGGAACGGTACGGCGCCTGGATCTTCTCGGCGGCCCCGAGCTGGCCGACACCCGCGACGAGAACGGAAAGCGTCTGTTCCGTCGTGAATACCTGATCTCTGTCTCCAGCGAAATGCTTCCGTCTGTCGCCGACGCGTATGTCAAGGCGACCAGCGTCGCGCTGGGCTTCGAGTACTTCACGGACCACGTAATCCGCCCATGATCCGGACCCAGGATTCGTAACCCCAGGAATTCCCTTTACCCAGGAGAAACAGATGACTGTCTACAAGCGGCCGGGTGTCTACATCAGTGAGACTCTGGCCCCGCTCAGCCAGACCGTAAACACGCCGGGCGAGTCCGTTGCGGCCTTCGTCGGCAAGAACAAGCAGGGCGGCCCGCTGGCTCCCACGCTGGTGTCGTCCTGGTCGCAGTACGTGGCCACCTTCGGCGCCTTCGGCGACACCTCGGACTTGCTCCCGTTCGCCGTCTACTCCTACTTCAACAACGGCGGCAACGCGGCGTACATCGTGCGTGCGGCGGCCTCCGACGCGGTCGCGGCCTCCGTCACTCTTCAGGACACCGAGACGACCGCGAAGGACACCCTCAAGGTCAAGGCGATCTCCCCGGGCGTGTGGGGGAACAGTGTCTACCTCGACGTCACGGCGGCGTCCTCCGGTGGTGGTCGCTTCGACCTGTTCGTCTACGTCGGCGGTGACACTGCGGCCTTCCTCAAGGAACGCTTCACCGACGTCTCGTTGGATCCGGCCGACTCCCGCAACGCGCAGGCCCTGATCAACTCCCCGGTCACCGGCTCGTCCTTCATCCAGGTCCAGAGCCTGCTTAATACCACGTGGGCCCCGAACCACGCCCCGGCCATAGCGACCGGCATCCCCCTGGCTGGCGGCTCGGACGGTGTTGCGGCCGTGGACCTGGCGACCGCGACGGAGCGGCTGGAGACCGTCGAGGCGAACCTGATCCTCAACGTCCCGGGCGTCACCGACGCGACCGTCCTCAACCCGATCATCGCGTGGGCCGAGGACCAGGGCAACGTGTTCGTCGTCGTGGACGGCGTGAAGTCGACCTCGGCCGACAACGCCCACTCCTACGCGCTGTCGCTCCAGAACATGTCCACGGGCGGCTCCGCGCTGTCGGCGTCCTCGTACGCGGCCGTCTACGGCCCGTGGCTGATCGTCAACGACCCGGCCACCACGGCTTCCGGCTCGGCGCGTCTGCTGCCCCCGGGCGGTGCGGTCCTCGGTCAGTACTCCCGTACGGACGCCTCGCGCGGTGTGCAGAAGCCTCCGGCCGGTATCGACACCGTCCTCAAGGGTGTGCTCGACACGGAGTTCCGGTTCTCCAACGACGACCAGGACGCGCTGAACGTCGCGGGCATCAACGTGTTGAAGTCGCTGCCGGGCACGGGCTTTGTCATCTACGGCGCCCGGACGCTGTCCACCGGCATGCCGGACCGGTACGTCTCCATCCGCCGCTCGCTGATGCTGATCAAGAAGGGCATCCTCGACGCGACTCGCTTCGCGGTCTTCGAGCCCAACGACCAGATCCTGTGGGACCAGGTCAACGCGGTCATCACGCAGTACCTGCTGACGCTGATGCAGACCGGCGTGCTGGCCGGGACCACCCCGGACCAGGCGTACTTCATCACCTGCGACTCCTCGAACAACACGGCTGCCTCGGTGGCCAACGGCGTCGTGAACATCTCCGTCGGTGTGGCGCTCCAGACCCCGGCCGAATTCATCGTGATCCAGATCGGCCAGTACTCGGGTGGGTCCTCCGCGACCGACTCGACGGCCACTTCCTGAGAGGTAACTGACTGATGGCTACGACCACTTCGACCGTGGGGCACATCGCAACGGACCCGTTGCGGAACTTCAAGTTCCAGGTCCAGATCCAGCACCCCGGCATCAAGGGCTTCGCCCGCATGGGCTTCATGTCCGTTTCGGGACTGAACGTCACGACTGAGGTCATTCCATACCGTGAGGGTGGAATGAACACGACAACGCAGAAGATGCCCGGACAGTCCGACTTCGCCCCTATTACGTTGTCCAAGGGCCTCGCGGTCGGCGACAGCCAGATGATGGACTGGATGCGCCAGTTGTTCACCGTCATCCAGGGCACCGGCTCCGGCAAGGCGGGTGCCGAATTCCGGCACATGGTCGACATCAAGGTGCTCGACCACCCGGTGACTTCCGGCACCACTCCGGCCAAGGCCGCATTCCGCGTCTACAACGCGTGGCCTACGGCGGTCGCCTTCTCGGACCTCGACGCTGGCGCCAACGCGATCGTCGTCCAGCAAATGACCCTCGCCCACGAGGGCTTCGAGTTCAAGTTGGCTAACAGTGTCGGGTCGTCTTCCGTTAGTTTCTAATAGCGGATTCCCGAGACTCGACTAGGAGCATAACCAGTGGCTAACGACCTTAATACCGAGGGGTACACCAACCCCCTCTCCAACCCCGGTGCAGCGAATGCCGCCATTACGGCGCTTCTGAACGACGCCGGGGCACAGGTCGCCAAGCCCGAGATCACCCTCCCGGCAGGTGGCAATTTCAGCCTGCCGGGAGGCTACGTTCTGGGCAGCGACTACGCATCCGTCCGCTACGACGCCGAGGTCCGCGAACTGACCGGCGCCGACGAGGAGGCCCTGACCAAGGCCCGCCAGAGTGGTATCGGCAAGTACATCTCCACCCTGCTCACGGCAGGCACCGTCTCCGTGGGCGACGAGAAGACCAGCGCCCCCCTGCTGTCCAACCTCCTGCTCGGCGACCGCGACATGCTCCTCATGGAGATCCGGCGTGCGACCTACGGCGACGAGATCACCTGGGACCAGTACTCCTGCCCGTGGTGCGGCGAGGAGTTCCGCCTGACGGTCACCCTGGACGAGATCCCCGTGCGGCGCCTGGAGGACCCCTCCTCCCGCATCTTCGAGGTACCCCTGCGCAAGGGGCGCAAGGCGTTCGTACGCCTGCCTGTCGGCAGCGACCAGGAAGCGCTCCTGGCCGTCATCGACCGCGCCACCGACTCCGAGCAGAACACCCTCCTGCTCTCCCGGGTTCTTATTTCCGTGGTCGAAGCGGACGGCTCCGAGAATGCCGTCACCGGTAATCCCGACTTCGCCCGCGCTCTCGGCATCATGGACCGCCAGTCGATCCTAGATGCAATTGAGAAGAACCAGCCAGGCCCGCAATACAATGATGTGAAGTTCCTGCACGATTCGTGCGGAAAGGAGGTCCCCCTCTACATCAAGGTGGGGGACCTGTTTCAGGGCCTGTAACTACTTCGACACGTACTTCGAATACGAGCAACTAGTCGAGCTATCCCCGGCTTGGAGCCTCAGCGAAATTCGCCGGTTGACCGTACGAGAGCGCCTGCACTGGGTGAAGTGGTTCAAGGCGCAACGTAATAGGCGAACTGCTGAGGCGGACAATGGCTGACGAAGGCACGGTGGCAGGACAGGGACCGCTCCTGGGCTGGAACAAAGCCCAGGATGCGATCTCGAAACTGGCGAAGAACGTCGAGTCCCTGAACAAGGGCTTGGAGACGGCTGCCGCCAAGTTCAAGACGGTCGGCGGGGGAGCTGCCGGTCTCTATCAGGGATGGAACAGTCACGGCTCCGGGTCCACCAGTGGCGCCCGGGGCTTCGGCATGCTCGCCAACGACGTCTGGAACGGCACCAGCAACTACGCACACGGCCGTCCCAACGGCGGTGCGAGCGCTCCGGCCACCGCGCCCCGCGCGGGCACCCAGCAGCGCATGACGACGTCCTCCAACGGCGGTGGGGCCACGTTCTCCGGGCAGACCAACCAGGGCGGCGGTGCGGCCAACAACGGCGGCTCTGGTGGCTCCGGCGGATCAGGTGGCTCGGGCACCAACACTCCGCGCCTGGGCGGGGGTGCCGGGAACAACGGCGGCCAGCGCAAGAGCCCCTACTCGCTCAAGGGCGGCCTCAAGGACGCCTATGCCTGGGCCACCAAGCAGATGCCCGACAAGGTCCTCATGGACAGCGTCACCTACCAGACGGGCCAGATCTCCTCGCAGTCCTACGGCGCGACCGCGAAGCAGGCGTTCACCAACAACTTCGGCGCCCAGTCCACGACGGACGCGGGACTCGCCTATCAGACCCTCGCGCAGTCCACGGCAGGCTCTCCAGGCTCCTCGAACTTCAACACGGCGTGGAACTACGCCAAGTCCTCCGGATTCCTCAACCCAGGTGTCTCGGAGGCACAGCGCGTCCAGGGTATGACGGGTGCGTGGACGGCCGGGTCCTACTACGCCAACCAGGCCATCGGCATCCAGACGATCAAGAACGGGCAGCGTCAGGACCCCCGGCAGATCGCCCAGCAGGTCATGCAGCGCTGGTCGTCGCTGAAAAGCATCAAGAACAAGGACCAGATCCACGACACCCTCAGCGACGGCTCCGCAGTAATGCAGTCGCTGGCTCGCACCATGCCTGCGGGCACCCTCCAGCAGGTCAAGGGCGAACTGACGGGGATACTCAGCGCCCAGATCAACGGCGCGTCCGAGAAGCAGTACGACTCCACGATGACCAAGGCCAACACCGGCAACAAGAGTGCCAGGGCCCTGTTGAAGAAGTGGAACATCGGCGACTCCGACGCGCAGGCCCTCCAGGACCGGGCCGGAACGCTGCGCAATCAGGACGTCAACACACTCCAGCCCTTCAACGATGGACTGAAGACCGCGACCAACTACCTGGACAAGTTCAGCACCGCCGTCCAGTCCTTCCTCAAGAGTTCCCACCTGGACACCCCGATCGGCTGGGCCGGTGGTGCCGGTTCCATGGTCGGCTCCGCTGCCGGTTCTGCCATGGGCACCTACGGCATGATGCGCGGCCTGGGCAGCGTCGCCCGCCTCGGCGGCTTCGGAGGTGGGGGTGGCGGGGGCATGCTCGGTGCTGCTCGCGCGGCCCTGGGAGGCGGTACAGGACCGGCTGCTGGCTTCGGCGCGCTCGGAGGTGCCCTGGACCTTTCCGGGGCTGCCCTGGGCGCTGCTGGCGGCTTTGGCGTCGGCGCCTACCTCACGCACCACTTCGGCTCGAAGTTGGTCGACAAGTACGTCCACGGCAAGAAGGCCAACAAGGCCGGTCACATCGGCGTGGACGCGGCGACCGGCGCTCTGACTGGTGCTGCCGTCGGTTCCGTCGTCCCCGTCATCGGTACCGGGGTCGGCGCGCTGGTTGGTGGTGCAATCGGTGCGGGTGTCGGCATCTTCGGTGGCGCTGGAGAGAGCAACGCCTCGGCCGCCACCGGTTCGGGCAAGTCCGGCGCGGTGGCCACAGGTACGCAGGGCGCGGGTAAGACGGCCGCTGCCGTCATCAAGGTCGCCATGAAGTACCTGGGCGTGAAATACGTCTGGGGTGGGGCCTCACCGAAGGGCTTCGACTGCTCCGGCTTGCTTCAGTACTCCTTCAAGCAGATCGGTGTCTCGCTGCCCCGTACGGCCGCGCAGCAGCAGAAGGCCGGTAAGGCGGTCAAGCTCGGCCAGGAGCGCGCGGGTGACCTGCTCTTCAACGGCAACCCCGCTCACCACGTCGTGATGTGCATAGGCAACGGCAGGGTCATCGAGGCTCCGCACACAGGGTCCTCGGTGCGCGTCCGGTCCTACAAGCCAGGCGAGTTCACCAACGCTGTCCGGATCCTTGGCGCGGTCGGCAACGTCGGCGACTTCACCAACGACAACTCCGACACTGCGGGTTCCGACTCCAACCGACTGTCCACCATGGGCTTCGGCGGTGACGTCGGCTCGTACGGCTCCACCGAAGAAGTCGACGCCATCGCGGCCGGGGTCTCCTCGATCGGTGCGGCCAACGTGGGCTCCGGAGTCGGCGCCGGACAGGGTTCGTCGCAGACCACCGACAACGGCAACAACGCGGCCGGTGCCCTGCCCTCCGGAAGCCTGAAGACGTGGATCAAGTCGGCGCTCGGGATCCTGCACAAGGACACCGCCTCCAACGAGCGGTACGTCAACACGATGGCCATGCACGAGTCCGGCGGTAACCCCCGCGCGCAGAACAACTGGGACAGCAATGCCAAGGCCGGGCACCCGTCCAAGGGCATTCTCCAGACGATCGACTCGACGTTCAACGCGTATTCGCTGGCGGGTCACAAGAACATTTGGAACCCGGTCGACAACATTATTGCCGGTGTGCGGTATGCGGATTCGCGCTATGGCTCCCTGGCGAATGTGCCGGGTATCAAGTCGATGTCGAACGGCGGAGGCTATAAGGGATACGCAGTCGGCTCCACGAATATCGACGTGGACCAGACCGCCCGCATCCACAAGGGCGAAATGATTATCCCGGCGCACCAGGCCGACGCCATCCGAAAGGCGCTGTCGAGTAATACCCCGCTCACGGGCGGAATTGGCGGGCTTAATACCTCGGGTGGTAAGGCCACCCTCAACTTCCACTCCGGGGCCGTCGTGGTTCAGGTGCAGGGCGCCATGGATCAGACGTCCGCACGGGATGCGGCGACGCAGTTCATGACCGCACTCGCCGAAGACAGCCGGATCAATCTCATCGCGGCAGGGAACTAATGGCAGCCAGCAAGATCGAAGACAACGGTCCTTTCGACCCCCGGATAGCGAGCATCCCGTTTCTCCAGAAGGACGGGCACAGTTTCGACACCACCAAGAAGTTGACGCGCGGCTTCATCATCATGGAGAAGCCAATCAACGGCGTGCGCTACCGCTGCAACTTCCTGTACAACCCTAGCGAACTCGACATCTCCCACGGTATCGACTCGGGTGTCCTTACCGACCCGAATTCAGCATTGAAGAACGACGTCACGGCGGGGCAGTTCATCCTGCCCCTCCAGCAGACGTTGCAGTTCAACCTGCAATTCGACCGGACATACGAGTTGTGGGACTCCAGCAAGTTGTTCGGGGATGCCCTCACATGGGTTCCGGAGTTCGGAGTGGCTTACGACATCCTGTCGCTGTACAAGATCACGGGCATTGCGACTCCGATGACCGTCTCGGGCAACCAGGAGACGGACAAGCAGTCCGCCATCGACAACTTCCGGAAGGGCTCCTTCTCGACCGGCCCGGCAGGCCCGATGATCTACACCCCGGTGTACGTCGTCATCGGGTCGACGCTGTCCTTCTACGGCGTTATCCAGCAGTTGGACGTCCGGTACACCCACTGGACTCAGCAGATGATCCCCCAGCGCTGCGTGGTCCAGTTGACCGTGACGCTGCTGCCGACCCCGCAGGGCGGCAACAAGTACGCACCGATCATCGGCCCACGGCTGCCTAACTCCGGGGACCCGCTGTCGACGTCCGAGCAGTTGGGCAAGAACGGAAAGGCTGGGCGATGATCTCCTCGAACTCCCGCTACGCGGACTCCACCCTCGCGCTCGTCTCCTCCGGCCGAGGCACCAACCTCACCATCGTGCCGGGCCAGCAACGCGAGTGGTCCTTCCAGTTCACCTACCACCAGTGGACCTCGGCCGACCGCATCGACCTGGTCGCCACCCAGTTCTACGGCGACGCACGCCTGTGGTGGCACATCGCCGACGCCAACCCCGAGGTCATGGACTGGACTGCCCTCACCCCCGGCCAGATCATCAGGATCCCCAGTGTCTGAACAAGCACCGGTCACCCGTCTGACGATGGGCACCGACCGCATCACGGACTACATCACGCGAGTGGAGGTCCGCGAGGGCTACGGCGTTCACTCGATGGTCATCATCGACGTGACCACCCCTCCCACGTCCAAGAACCCCTACGGCGAACTGACGCCCGTCGTGCTCGACTACGGCCGCGCACCGAACGACCTGGTCCGCTGGAACGGCTACGTGCACCACTCCAGCGCGCTCGCCTCCTCCGACACCCTCCACATCACGGTGCGGTACATCTGCATCGGGACCACGCTGCCTATGAACACCCAGCGCACCCGGTCGTGGAAGAACGTCTCGCCGACGTCGATCGTGCGGCAAGTGGGCCGGGAGAACGGCCTGCGCACCGTCATCTCCCCGTCCGCCCGGCGCCTGACCTACTGGGCCCAGACCGGCGGGAGCGACTTCAAGCTGGTCAACGACCTCGCGGCCGAGACCGGTTTCCGCTTCTGGGTGGAGGGCGCCACCCTGTACTTCCTCGACCCGCGCATTCTCCTGCTCGGGCAGAAGGCCCAGGACATCCCGGTGTTCTCCAAGAACCAGACCCCTGGGCTTTACGACACCCTCCAGAGCCTTTCCATTCTCACCGGCACGATGATTCCCCGCAGCAATGGGGCGGCCAGCACCTCGGTGATTTCCGGCCTGGATGCGAAGACCGGGAAGGTCATCAAGGCGTCCTCTACCTCGGACACCGGAATCGGCACGTTCCTGAATTCCATATCCACCGCCCGCGCCGTGGACAACTACGCCGACGCGCAGGCCCTTATGGAAGCACGCACTCTCGCGTCCCGTGGATGGATCACCATGCAGGCCACGATTTACGGGACGGCGAAAGTGACTCCTGGAACGCTGGTCGGAATCTCCGGCAGTTCCGTTTCGTCGGACAACAAGGGCCGGTGGATGGTGACGAGCACCAAGCACGTTATCAACCGGGACAAGAACAACAAGGGCCTGATGTTCACCACGACCGTCGATGCGGAAAGGGACCAGCCCTACGCGGTAACATTCCGAAGCGATGCGAACAAGCGTTTCAAGTTCGACACCGTCCCGGCTGTGCTGAGGAACAGGCAGTTCTGGGAATCGAGTCTTCTGGAGGACATCAATGTCGGCTGATCCGGTGCTGGGAATGTACCGGGCGAGCGTTGCCAATAACCAGGACCCGCTGAATGAAGCCCGCGTCACGCTGCTCATTCCGCAGGTACTCGGAAACGCCGAAAGCGCCTGGGCCGCCCCCGCTTCCCCGACCAACACGATCCCGCCGGTCGGCCAGACGCTGTGGGTGCAGTTCTCCGGCGGTGACATCACCAAGCCGGTCTACTCCCCGCTCGGCATCAAGGCCGTTCAGGACCAGGTCGACGACCTGCCCAGCGGAGAGACGCTCGATGTCCTTCCGCCGAAGGAGCCCACCGCCCTCACCCTCACCACGGTGCAGTACGTCACCGCCGAGGGCGCCACCCGGGCCCGCGTGACAGCGAGCTGGACCCCGCCCACGGAGAACCAGGACGGGACCGCCCTCACCGACCTGTCCCACTACCTGCTCCAGACCTCCTACGACAACAGCAACTGGAGCGGCGGCTTCGTCACCACGGAGGACCTGGTCCTCCTCGACGGACTTAATACCGGCGTGGCCCTCTACGTGAGGGTCGCGGCCTTCGACACCAGCAACAACACCTCCCTGTGGGCGAGCGCCAACCTCACCACGGCGTCCGCTTCCACCCCGCCTCCGGTGCCCTCCGCGCCGGGGGTCCTCGGGGTACTCGGCGGCCTGCGGGTCACCTGGGACGGCAAGGACAACACCGGCACGGCAATGCCTGCGATCTTCTCCCACGTGCAGGTGCAGCGGGACACCACCTCGGCGTTCTCCAACCCTGTCGTGATCGGCACGCTGCCCGGCCCGGACTTCCTGTACGACTCCATCCAGAACTACGCCAGCGCCTACTACTACCGGCTGGTCGCATACTCCAAGGTCGGCATCGCCTCGGCCCCGTCCGGCTCGAACTCGGACACCCCCAAGCAGGCCGTCGCCCAGGACATCCTCGACGGCTCACTGTCGGCGGCGAAGATCGCAGTCGGCGCCATCGACAACACCAAGCTGGCGGCGAACGCCGTCCTGGCCGCGAACATAGCCAACGGGGCTGTCGAGGCAGGCAAGCTGGCGGCCCTGGCCGTCGGCACCACGAACATCGCCAACAACGCGGTCACCGGCACGCAGCTCGCCGACGCCACGATCGGCTCGGCGAAGATCATCAACGGCGCCATCGGCAACGCACAGATCGCCGACGCGGCCATCAACAACGCCAAGATCGCCGACCTCGACGCGGGCAAGATCAACGTCGGCACGCTCAACGCCGCGCGCATCGCAGCCGGATCGCTGGACGCCTCGAAGATCACCGCCGGGACGTTGACGGCTACCCAGATCCTGGCGGGCTCGATCACGGGCGACCGGCTCGCAGCCAACACCATCACCGCCAACCAGATCGCGGCGAACACGATCACAGCCAACCAGATGGCGGCCGGAACGATCACGGCCCAGAGCGGTGTCATCGCCAGCATCGACGCCAGCAAGATCACCGTCGGCAAGTTGACTGCAACCCAGATCGACGCCACCAATTTGGTCATCGGTGGCGGCAACGTGAGCGGTACGGTCGCGAGCGCTACCACGGCAGGCAGCGCAACTTCAGCGGGCAGCGCAGGGACCGTCACGGGATCCCTCGGCGCGGGCGTCGCCGTCCCCGGCGCACAGGTCACTGGAACAGTATCCAGCGCCACAACCGCGACCACGGCTACCTCGGCGACCTCCGCAGGCAGCGCTACCACAGTCACCGGCTCCATCGGCGCGAGCGTCAGCGTCCCCGCCGGGCAGTTGAGCAACGGCACCATCCCGACCACGACCACGATCAACGGTGGCTCGATCAAGACAGGCACGATCGACGCGAGCCTGGCCAGCATCACCAACCTGGACGCCAGCAGCATCAAGGCCGGAACGCTTACCGTCGACAAGTTCTCCGCAGGTCTTCAGGGTCTGGTGGGCCAGAAGTTCTACGACTTCGGCACCAGCGCCTCGAAGTGGCTTAACGCCGCAGGTGCGGGCGGCACCATAACCTCGGTATCCAAGACCGACGCGGCCTCCGGAGGCTTCGTCATGCGCTGCGCCGGGTACGTCCAGGGCGCTTACCGCCCGGACCTGCTCATACCCTTCGACCCGACCGTCACCTACCGCGTGACCTGCCGGGTCCGCCAGGTCTCTGACAACTCCACCCCAGGCACCAACCAGAACTTCTACGCGGGCGTCACCGGCATCGCGTCCGACGGCGTGACCCTGGTCAGCACCACCGGAGCCAACGCCGTCTCCAACCAGCACTACGTCGCGGCCAAGGGAGTGCCTCTCACCACTGGTGGTGCATGGGTCACCTACACCGGCTACATCAAGGGATCCTCCGCCACCCCCACGGGAGGCAACCCGGCCAACAACCCGACCGCCCCGGCCACGCTGCACCAGAACGTGAAGTACATCAGCCCCTGCCTCTACATGAACTACAACGGCGGATCCGGTGCGGCCGAGATGGACATGTTCACCATCGAGGTCGTCGAGACCGGCCAGGTCAACTCGGCCAACATCAACCTCGGCAACGTCAACGCCTCGCACCTCTCCCTGGGTTCCGTGACCGGCAACATGGTCACCAACCCGGGCTTCGAGGATGCCTCCCGCGTCGGCTGGACCCTGACCCAGAGCGACAGCACGCTGGCCACAACGGTCGCCAAGATCGAGATCGCTCAAGGCGGGTACCCGGCACGCTCCGGTCAGGGCAAGGCGACCCTGGGGGTCAACAACACCGGCACCGCTACCGCGACCAGCGACCCCTTCCCAGTCGTCGCCGGGCAGACGTACATGTTCCGGTACTGGTACTACGGCATCGGGCACCTGCACGTCACCTTCGAGACCAGCCCGGACAAGGTCACCTGGACCGACCAGATGGCTGGGGTCAACGACGTCACCTACAACGCTGCGGCGTACACCGAGGACATCTTCGAGATGACGGCGCCCACCGGGGCACTATGGGGCCGGGTCACCTTCCAGCAGTTGAACCCCGGCTCGTATGGGCTGTCCACCTCGTCGTTCTCCTACATCTGCGTGGACGACGTCCTCGTCATGCGCGAGGGCTACGGCGCCACGGACATCTCGGCCGCCGGTGTCCGGCTGTTCGGGCCGGACGGATCACTCGGCACGGAACTGACCACGTCCAACGCCTACGCCACCTTCGCGGGCGGAGCAGCGAGCATCGACCCCAACGGCGTGGGCACCTTCAAGTCGATCTTCACCCCGCAGCGCCCGGCGGGGGCACCCTCCGATGACCCGACCGGACAGATCTGGTACCAGGGACAGGAACTGGGAGCGCTGCTGTGGAACATGCCGTGGGGCATGGTCACCTACGAGCGCGGCTGGACGAACAAGCCGACCTCGTCGACTTACTACACCACCGAAACCGGACTCATCGAGTTGGCCTTCACAGCCGTCGAGGGCCGCATGTACCGCATCGTGGCCCGATCCCAGTTCGACTTCAACGGCGGTACAGGTAACCAAGTATTGGAGAACCGCATCAACGTCGCCGCCACGACGACGTCCGTCAACGGGTGCACGCTAATGAACCCGACCGGTGCCAGCCCAAGGGTGACGGACCAGATCATCGCCCGCTGCTTCGGGATGTACTACGACGGCGGAGGGACCGACGGCACCACCGCCGTGGAAGGCATCATCGTCTGCTCCTCCGACGCGGGCGGCCTGTACAGCAGCACCACGGCACTGGCGCCAGGCGACCACAGGCTCCTCTGGACTGCGACGCAGCACGCAGGCAACGCCACCGGCTGGGGATTGCGCAACTACATCCCCGCGCAATCCTCGGACTTTTACGTCGAGGACATCGGTCCGGCCGTGCCCGAGAACGGTGTGTACAACACGGGTGGCGCGGCCGTGACGGCCACCAAGACGTACACCAAGACGTACAACGCGGTGTGGTCCCGCCGGTACGGCAACGCCGGATACACCGACGGCACCGTGTACCAGGGCTACTACTCCAGCACCTGGGGCACGCAGAAGTCGATGATCTACTTCGGCACCCAGCCCTTCACAGACATGGGTTCCACGGCGAAGGTCTCCAAGGTCGAGATCTACCTCTACAACAACCACTGGTACTACAACGGGGGTGGCACGGCGCACATCGGTGCATTCACCGGAACCACCGAGCCGACGTCTTTCGGTGGTAGCGGAGTGAACCTCACCGTTTCCTCGTGGCCCGTTGGCGCCGGAAAGTGGGTAACCCTGCCGTCGTCCTGGAATTCAACTTGGAACGCGACCACCCCGTATCGTGGAATTACGCTAGGTGCGGATCTTGGATCCAGCACCGACAAGACCTACTACGGGTACTTTTCCGGTGTCGGGGATTCCCACCCTCCGCAACTTAAGATCACGTACACCAAGTGAGGAAGTCACTTAATGCCTGACATTACCGTCACGGTTCCTGACGACGTCTGGCCGCGCGTCGCTGCCGCGTTCCACGTCTGCTACCCGAACAACGTCGACACTCCGGACGTGGACCTCGTTCAGTTGGCCGCCAAGTCCTACATCCGAGACATCTGGGTCAGCACCGAGCAGGCGACTAACTCGAACGCTGGGGCTCCGCGCTACAACCAGGTCGCCGAGGACTACAACGTCGCACGGCAGGCGGTCGACGCCGACATCCAGGCGCAGAACAACCAGGTCCTCGCGGATTCCCAGGTCGCGTTCCCCGGAATCTGACGTAGAACCGTAAGTGCAATCTCGGTAGGCATTCCTGGGAGAATGCAAGCATGCCTACCGAGATTGCATTTCCGTTTCGCCTAGCGTCCGACGGCACTATCGCCGTCGAGACGAATCCGGACAGGCAGATCGCCCAGCATGTGAATGCGCTCATCGGCACGCAGCCGGGGGAGCGGGTCATGCTCCCGGATTACGGGGTTCCCGTGGCTGATCTGCTGTTCGACCCTGACGCGTCCTTTGTCGCGCAGGAGATCAGCCGTGCCGTAACCACGGCTTTCAATACGTACGAGCCCGGTGTGGTCCTCCAGAAGGCGACCCCTATCCCGGACTCCACGCAGATGTCCCTCGCTCGTATCGAGGTCGACTACATCCGCCGCGAGGACGGGGCGTCCCCTTCCAGCCTGGCTCTCCAGTCCAACACAGCAGTCGTCCGGGTCGGCGGCACCGTAAGCGAGGTCATCAGTGGCTGACGTTCCCGCGATCGACTACACCTCACGCGACTACGAGGGCTTCAAGTCGTCCCTGCTCGACTTCGCCTCGCGTGCCTTCCCCCAGTGGGTGCCCTCCTCCGAGGGCGACTTCGGCGTGCTCCTGGTCGAGCTGTTCTCCTACCTCGGGGACAGCCTCTCCTACTACGGCGACCGGCTCCAGCAGGAGTCCTTCCTGCCCACCGCGACGCAGCGGCTGTCCCTGCTCCAGATCTCCGACCTGCTCGGCTACCAGCCGTCCAACGGCGTACCGGCTACCGGAACTGTCACCTTCCAGACGTCCAACCCGGGCCCGGCCGTCACCGTGCCTGCGGGCACCCAGGTCGTCACCGACTACATCGACACCATCGACTCGCCGATCACGTACGAGACCGACACGGACGTCACCGTGCCCAAGAACGGTGGCACCGCGACTGTCTCCGTCACCCAGGGAGTCACCCGCACCCAGGTCAACGTCGGCACCAGCTCGGGCCTGCCGGTGCAGGAGTTCCGGCTGCCCGACGTGCCTGTCATCGGCGGCACGGTCCGCGTGTACGTGGACGACGTCGACACCCTCACCGAGTGGACGTACATCGACTACATCGTGGACGCCGACCCGAGCGACCGCGTCTTCAGCACCTACCTGGACGAGGCGGGTGCCACGTGGATCCGCTTCGGCGACAACATCAACGGCGCCATCCCGACCACCAACCTGACCATCTACGCCACCTACCGAGTGGGCGGCGGGACGGTCGGCAACGTGAACGCGGGCGTGGTCAACGCCATCGCGGACTCCACCCTGCCTGGTGTCACCTTCTCGCAGGACTCCAGCGGCAATGCGATCTCTTCCGTCATGACCGGCGGGGCTGACCCGGAGACCAACGACCAGATCCGCGCCAACGCCCCGCGCATCTTCCGCACCCAGGACCGCTGCGTCACCCTGGCCGACTTCTCCGACCTCGCGCTGACCATCCCCGGCATCGTCCGGGCCAACGCCATCGCGTCGACCTACACCTCGATCTCGGTGTTCGTCATCGGCTCCGCCGGAGGAACCCCGAGCACGACCACCCTCCAGAACGTGCAAACCAGCCTCCAGGCCAAGGCCCTGGCAGGCACCACGGTCACTGTGTCCGGCCCGACCACGGTCAAGGTGAACGTGGGCAACTCCTCGAACCCGATCACCGTCGAGTGCTGGCCCCGCTACTCCCGGGCCTCCGTCCTCTACGACGTGCAGCAGGCGCTGAAGACGATGCTCTCCTTCGCGAACGTCGACTTCGGCATGCGCCTGACCCTCTCCGACTTCTACAAAACGATCCTGGACGTGGAGGGAGTCCGCTACGTCGACATCCCCCTGATTGCCCGCGCCGACGCGGCCCAGACCGGGACCGCCGACATCGTCATGCGCGCCTGGGAAATCCCCACGGTCGGCAACATCGCCAACATCACCATGACCGGAGGTATCGGCTGATGGCCGCCGTCTACCCGAAGCAGTACAAGTCCTTCACCGTGCACAAGAACCTGGTGGAGGACATCGACGCATCCCACGTCAACAACCTCCAGGACGAGGTGCTGGCCCTTCAGCAGACCCTGGGCATCCTGCCGCACCAGGACACCGGCCTGAAGATGAAGACCAACACCTACGCCTCCGTCGCGGCCCGGCTCGACGCCATCCAGCGCGGCCACGGCATACCCGCGTGCTACGTGTCCAAGACGTCTGACACCGTCAAGGGAGGCGCGACCAAGACGATCTCCTTCTCCCGGCCGTCGGCGGCCCAGGACCCCGAGGGACTGTTCAACGGGCACTCGATCACGGCCAACCGCACCGGCTGGTGGATCGTCTTCGGCCGAGTCATGTGGGCCAACGCCACCGGCTCGAACGCCACGGGCGCCGACCGGCAGATCAACATCGCAGTCGGCGGCGGTCAGGTGATGTCCCAGGACCTCCAACCGATCACCGACGGAAACTCCCACATGCACATCGGCTGGCAGGGATGGGTCACCGCAGGCAAGGCCATCGACCTCACCCTCTACCACCCGCTGGCCACCAAGACCCTGCAACTCCAGAACCTGCACCTGAGCGCGGTCATGATCCGGGAGGCGTGAGGTGGGAACGTACGGCGTTTCCCTGTACGGGCTGTCGAAATACGGGACGGACATCCATCCCGACTTCGACGTCAGCCCGTTCACAGCCACGCCCGTGGACTACTCCACCGTGCTGCTGGACTGGAAGGCCCCGGCGGGTACGTGGGACTCCCTGCGGCTGATCCGCAACCGGTACGGCTGGGCGGTCAACGAGAACGATGGCGAGATCCTGCTCGACCAGACCCACGCCGCGACCTCGTTCTCCGACAAGGGCGTGGTCGGCGGGCACTGGCTGTACTACACGATCTTCATCTCCGCGTCCGGCCAGTGGTCCCGGGCGGGAACCATCTCGTGCCTGATGCCGAAGAACAACGGCTACACCGAGCTGCTGTACGACCTGATCCCCGACCAGTACAAGGTCGACGTCCAGCCGGGCAACAACGTCACCGACGACTCCAACACGCTCAACCCCTACCTGACCCCGTTCCTGTCGATCTTCGGGTTCGGGTTCGACATCGTGAAGAGCTACTACGACTCCAACCGGTACACCAACGACGCGATGCGCACGCGCTTCGACAACATCGCCCAGTTGGCCAACCAGTTCGGGATCCAGTACGAGGCCAGCGCCCCGGCCTACCTCTTCCGCCAGCGCGTGCGGGACGCGGCCACTCTCGGCCGCCAGAAGGGCACCCTGGAGCAGATCCGCTCGATCATCTCCGAGACCACCGGATACGACGCCGACCTGAGCATCGGCGACAACCTGATGCTCTCCGACGACCAGGCCGACTTCGACCACCCGACGTTCCCGCAGTGGGACTCGGGTGTGAACTACGCCTCCGGGGAGAAGGTGGAGTTCGGCTCGTACCTGTACCAGGCAGGCTCCTCCGGTGCGTACGGACAGGCCCAGGCACCCACCGGCACCAACGCCTCCAACGCGTACTGGACCGTCGTCTCGTACGGCACCGACTCCACCCTGGTCGACGCCAACGGACACGTGGCGGGCTGGGAAGAGATCTCCTTCACCGCAGGCGTCACCCCAGGCACCAACGGCGTCCTGGTGGGCATCGGCGTGCAGAACCCGACCGACCCCAACGACAAGGCGGGCAACGCGCTGTGGGTGCGCAACACCAACTCCGGCGGCTCGGTCGCCACGATGGGTGTGCGCTCCGTCGGCCGCCTGTCCGGCCAGTCGACGATGGACCCGCAGCAGCCAGTCCTGTTCGGCGTCCCCATCCCGTACACCTGGCAGGCGTGGGACAACAACACCGACTACCAGCCCGGTGACATGGTCGTCTTCCACGGCCGCATCTACCAGGCGCTCACCGCGTCCCTGAACGTCTCACCACCGACCACCCCGACGGCCAACGCCCAGTGGACGCCGCTGGGTTACGACGACCGTGTGCAGATGTGCCTGTCCGGCTACGCGCAGGCGTACTCCGGCGAGCAGGTCAACGTGTACCCGTTCGTCGAGTACTACGACGCCCACGGCGCGCTGATCACCTCTCTGTACTCCGACACCGTCCCGGCCTACACCGTGCTCGACTCCTTCAGCCAGGGCTGGGTCGACTGGACCACCCGCACCACGGACCTGGGCGGCGCCTCCTGGACCGAGACGCTGGGCCAGTGGACCTCCGGCGGCTACGCAGGAGGATCGGCCTACCCGGTAGGCGCCACGGCGTCCATCGCCACCGTTCCCGGCCACGCCGACGGGACAGTGGCAGCAACGTTCCTCACCAGCCCGTCGAACACCCTGCGGCAGGGAGTGGTGTTCCGGCTCCAGGACGCCTCCAACTACTGGCGAGCGGGCCGCACAGGACTCCACCGCATCGAGGCCGGATCCTGGGTCGCCACCTACGCCTACTCCCAGACCTTCCTGGACGGGGACCGCATCACGGTCGCCTTCTCCGGGAGCAACATCACCGTGCAGAGGAACGGAACCCAGGTGCTCACCCTTACTAACTCGACGTTCAGCACGGCCACCAAGGTCGGAATGGTGGTGACCTGATGACCACGCACAACCTCACCTTCGTCAACGACGACGACTTCGCCCCGGTCGTCTCCTTCTCCGGCAGCATCGTCGGCCGCCGGTTCAGGGTGTTCGGTCCCACGCTCGGCGGCCAGGTCACCCTCGACGGCACGCTGGCCATCAAGATCCCACGCCCGCAGCCGCTAGCCCCCGAGGCCGGGCAGATCTCCTTCCAGGGTCACCTCTCGGCCGGAATCAAGGCGCCCGCCGCAGCGTTCAAGGACTTCGCCCACTACCCGTACGCGGGCGTCGACCCGGCCATGGCGTGGACCGGTATCAACTCCGGCGCGCTTCAGTCGGCTCCCGCTGGCTCCTACAGCCGCGCCTACGCCGCGTTCACCGGCCCGGTGGACTACCCGGTATCCGGTGGCGGCTACGCCTGGAAGCGGGCCGCGTACGCCTCTGTCGGGTTCAAGTTCGCGAGCATGTCGGCGAACAAACACCAGATTTTGGATGCGGTCCAGTTCGAGGCGCTGCCGGTGGGCTCAACCGGCCCCAGCACATACCAGAACGCCCGCGAGATCCAGGCCATCATCAAGCCGTCCCGGCTGAACTACGCGACCAACCCCAACTTCGAGAGCGGGCTGACCGGCTACGGTCCGACCGGCCAGGCCACCCATGCGCTGGACTCCTTCTCCTGGCGGGGCACCCAGGCTCTCAAGGTCACCGTGCCCACCACGGCCACACAGGACAGCGGCCTGTCCTTCCAGGTGTCCGGCATGATCCCTGGCCGTACGTACACCATGAGCGCCCGCGTGGCCATCGCCCAGGGCTGCGGGGACATCGCCCCCTGGTCCGGCGCGGGGGCAGTGCAGTTGGACGCGGTGAAGTGGACGCAGGCAGCCAACCGCAGGGACCCGGCCCAGAAGCGGTGGCGCACGCTGTACGTCACCTTCACGACGCCGTCGTCCTCGCTGTACGTCGGCATGAACGTCCTGAAGCCCACCATGACCCCGGGCACGGCGAGCATCTTCTGGGCCGACGGCGTCCTGGTCGAGGAAGGTACCTCCGTCCGCGACTACTTCGACGGCTCGATGGGATCGGACTACCTGTGGGAGCAGGGGGGCAGCCCCAACCTGGCCCGCTCGTACTTCTACGAGAACTACGTCGAGCGCAGTTACCTGATCCGCACCCTGCTCGAAGAGAATGTTCCTCTGGGAATCACGGCGGCCGTACCTCAGTACGCCGTTCTGCCGACCCAGTAACCACGACCCGTAAGGATCCCCATGCTTACCAACTACGCCGACGTGGCGGCCCTCGCCGTCGGCCTGGTCCTGCCCGCCATCGTGGCGGTGTTCACCAAGCCGTCGACCAACCCCACCGTCAAGGGCTTCGCGCACGCCGTCCTGGCCCTCGCCACCGGCTCCCTGGCCACCTACAAGGCCGACCCGTCGAACTTCGTGTGGGCGCCCGCTGTGATCGCCGCGTTCCTGGCCTGGCTGTCCGGCACCGCGTTCTACCACTCCCTGCTGAAGAAGTACTCCTGGTTCGGTGCGCTCCAGAACCTGTTCGTGTCCGAGGTCGAGAGCCGTCTTAATACCCACGGCGCCGACGTCGAGCGGTACTTCGAGGTGGCGCAGGCGGCCGAGCTGGCCGAGGACGCACAGGGCATCACCAACGACTTCCCCTTGAGCACCGACGTGGTTCAGTCCGGCGTGGAGGAGGCCGTCAAGGCGGCCGAGGAGATCCCCGTCGTCGGCACGGTCGTCCAGCGCTTCGAGACGGTCGCGGTCCCGGCCATCGTTACGGCCGTGGAGGCGGTCGCGGCGCCGGTCGTCGAGAACTCCACACCTGCCGTCGCTGTGCAGCCTGGCGGCCTGGGTCCGAGGGCGATCTGACCATGGACTGGTTCCGGCTGCTGCTGATCGCCTTCGCCACCTTCACCGCGTGGGAGTGGCTGCGCGACGTCCTGCCTGTCGCTATCCCGGCCGCCCTTCAGCCGCCCGTGGTCGTGGGGCTGGCCTACGAGGTGCAGCGTGTTCCCGGCCCGTGGCTGGCCGCTGGGGCGGCTGCTGGAGTCGTGGCGGTACTGCACGCGCAGGTACGGGGCAGCGGGGCTGAGACGACCTCTCTGCGCCTGCCGCGCAGGCACCCGAACACCGGGCGGAGAGTCCCCGACCTCCCCTGATTGTCAAGCACAAGCAAAACCCCGCTAGACAAGCGGGGTTTTCTTGCTTTTAGAAGCCGTAATGGCTAAGGTCTTCCTTGTTGCCAACCACGGCAGCGACCACCACAACACTGGAGCAGACTTGAGCAAGCAGCCCATCACCCTGGCCTTCGCTGGTTCCGCCGACATCGACCCCGAGAACGTCAAGGACCTGCTCAACGACTGGCTCGGCTTCGGCGACGAGGACAAGGACGGCTTCTTCGAGCCGAGCGACCGCGAGATCAACCTCATCTTCCCGGTCACCCGGGAGCACCTGTCCGACGGCCTGGAAGCGGTCCTCGGCTGGGCCGAGAAGGCCGACCTCCCCTACGTCGCCGTGGCCGACAACAAGCGCAGCCGCGCCACCGAGCAGATCCTCAAGGACGCCGAGGAGACCGTCCACGTCGCCAACGTCACGGCCGGTGTGGTCGACCTGCTGAAGAAGGCCGACAGTGTGGGCGACGAGGTCCACGTCATCCTCCTGTGGGGCGACGAGGGCAGCGAGCAGGCCGAACTCCTCCTGGACGCCGCCGACCAGGCGGGCTTCAAGGCCAAGGACCTCACCGCCGGACTCGACGACATCTCCTTCGGCGAGCAGCCGCAGGCCGAGGAGCCCGAGGAGGAGCCCCAGCCGGAACCCGAGCCGGAGCCCGAGCCGGAGGCCCCCAAGCGCGGTCGCCGTCGTGGCCGCCGCTCCGAGCCCGAGGAGGCCGAGCCGGAGGAGGAGCCGCTGACCGAGGAGGACGCGCCGGAGGAGCCCAAGCAGGAGGAGCCGAAGCGCGGCCGTCGCGGTCGCAAGGTCGAGCCGGAGCCCGAGGAGCACCCGGTCGAGCAGGACATCCAGGAGCAGCAGGAGGACCTGGAGCAGGAGGTCAACCGCGCCGCGCAGAAGATCCAGCGTGAGGCCACCCCGGTCCCCGACAAGGAGATCGACCTCATCCTCATCGGCAACGCTTTGGAGGGTGCCTACAACGCCTTCCGCCTGGAGGACGAGCGCAACGCGGTCATCAACCAGGCCGAGGTACGCCTCCGGCCGCTGACCGAACTGCTGGCCAAGGCGCTTAATATCGTGGCCGACTCGGTCCACGACAAGGAGGCCGAGGAGCAGGAGCGCCCGGCCGAGAAGAAGGCCGAGGAGCCGGAGGAGGAGCAGACCTCCGGACGCCGTCGCCGTGGACGTCCGCGCGACGAGAGCAAGACGTTCGCCTTCCTGGTCGACGACGAGGGCAACTACAGCCGTCGCGGCCGTGGCCGTATCCCGGCCGGACAGACCGTCGTACACCTGACCCGGGCGGAGATCGAGGAGAAGGGCCTCGAACTCGACTCGGAGTGAGTAACGCAAAAGCCCCCGGCGCTGAAGAGGTTCGAGACCTCAATTCACTGCCGGGGGCTTTTGCCCACCACACCCCGAGGCCCACCACAAACCCCGAGATGGGAAGAACCTAACATGTCGAGCCGACTTAATATCAACGGCGGATTCGGAGCCGCCGAGTGAGCATCATGATCATGTCGGAAGTCTTCACGCAGTCCGACACCCGCCTGGCCACGCGCCTGGTTCTGCTCGCGCTGGCGGACGCCGCCAACGACTCCCACCGCATGTGCTGGGAGTCCGTCGACACCATCGCGGCCAAGGCCAGAGTCTCGCGGCGCCAGGTGTTCACCGCGCTGGCGACCCTGGAGGAACGCCGCGTCGTCGAGCACGTCCCGGACGCGGAGAAGCCTGCCGAGGCCGAGCGGTACAAGTCCGTGGTGCGCCGGGTACTTCCGGTATCGGAATGGCTCCCGGAGCCTTCCAAGGGTGCAGAATCCGCACCCCTCTCTGAGGGTGCAGAATCCGCACAGGTGTCGAAGTTTTCACCCAACCCCAATAACCAACTAGAAGTTAGAGATATAGAAGAAACTACGTTTCTTCCACCGCGCCGGTCGGCACGGTCCAATCCCGGCGAGGCCGAGGAGATCCCTGTGAGGCCGGGTGCTCGGGGCTGGAATGCGGTTGCGGCTCCCAAGCGTGGCGGTCGGAAGAAGACCCGGAAGCAGCAGGCGGAGGAGGCCGCCCTGGCGGAGAAGGAACTCGACCCGGCGTACGTCGTGGCCCAGACCCTCGGCGAGGAAGATCCAGGAAGCAGCCCCGCTGGCCGTCTCCCGGCTTCGGACGACGACCTGGCCCCTCCGGTCCGGCGACCTCGTGAGAAGCGCTCCAAGAGGCCGTCGGAGGAACTGGCCGAGTTCTTCGGGAAGCGGGCCGAGGAGGTAGGCCACCCGGTACCCGGCGCCACCAACCTCAGCGCCCTCTACGGGAACTTCGGCCGGTGGATGGCCCAGGGCCTGGAACGGGAGACCATCCGGCAGATGATCATCACCTACTGGTCGTCCTCCTGGAACCGGTCGGAGAACCACCCGGCCTGGAAGGACTTCCTCGGCGCCCGTGGGCTGCTGACGGAGCGGCTGGGCAAGGTCGACAACACGATGGAGAAGCACCGGCACGACGAGTCCTTCTGGGACTGATGCCACCAGGGGCGGGCTGCTACGGCGGTCCGCCCCTTACGTTTTCCCAAAGGCGTATTCAGAAAGCCGTAATCTGTGGTAGCCTCCTGAGCGTTGAACCACCACCACACAAGGAGGCAACCGTGGCGACAGACCCCCGGGTCCACGCCTTGCGGCTCAAGGAGTACGGCATCCCCGCGCACTACCGTCACCTGCGGCTTAATACCGTGGCGGACACCGATGAGTCCGCCGCCTGCCGTACCTGGCTCGACGAACTGCGCGACCACTACGTCACCGACAAGCGGCCCCTCACGGAGTACCCCGAGGACTGGTCCCAGATCGGTAAGGGCCTGCTGCTCGTCGGCCCGCCCGGGACCGGCAAGACGACCCTCGCCACGGCCACCCTGCTGGAGGTCTACTACGCCCACCGCCTCCCGGTGCACTGGCTGGCCTACGCCGACTTCGTGAAGGACTCCATCGAGAAGATGGGCCTTCAGGACCGGGCCGAGCCCGAAGCCGTCGCCCGGTGGTGGGACATCCAGGACAAGATCGTGGCGGCCGAGAAGGCCCCCGTCCTCGTCCTGGACGACGTCGGCAAGGAGCACCGGACCAAGACCGGCTACGCCGAGGGACTGCTGGACACCCTGCTGCGCCAGCGTCACCGCGAGGCCCGGCCCACGATCGTCACCTCGAACCTCCCGCCCCGGGAGTGGGGCGCCGTCTACAACCCCACGATGGGCTCCTTCATCCAGCAGGCCTTCACACACGTCAAGTTGATCGGAGAGGACCGCCGTGCAGCCTGAATACGAGCAGACGCCCCTCCCGTTCGAGGACGAGGTTTTGGTGATTCTCTACAAACGGGAAGTGCCGGACCATCGCCTCCCCGAGCACTGGGCCTCCCTGGAGTGGACCGTCCGCAGCCGCGCTAAGCACCTCGGCTTCGACCTCGTGCGCACCCGCCGGTTCCAGAAGTGGGAGGGCGACACGCTTAATATCTCGCTCCGCGCGGAAGCGGAGCGCACCTGATGCAGGGCGGCGACATCTCCAACGAGGTCGTCCCCCGCTTGGTCATCGCCTACGAGGGCATGCTCGGCGTCCTGCCGGAGAAGCCCGATGGATACGTGCACGAGCTGGTTGCCCGCAAGTTCGGGCGCCGCGCTCGCATGGCCAAGCGGACCGTGGACGCGTACGAGATCAACGACGCGCTGGCCCGGGTCATCTGGGACACCGTCTGGCGCTTCAAGTACTCGGTCGACGTCGTCACCTACCTCGGGGACGACGCTGTCGAGCCCCTGGAGGCCCGCCTGGACGCCGAGGGACTTCCCATCGGCCGGGTGTGGTCCACGACCCCGGAGCGGCTGGCCAGACGCCTGCCCTACATGCCGGACGTAGCCGCGATCTTCGACAACGAACACCACCTGATCTTCGGCAGCAAGGGACGCTCTCTGCCCGCTGCTCCCACCACCTTGATCGGAGCACTGTAAGTGGCTGACTTCGAGCGCTTGCTCGTGTCCCGCGTCATCCAGGACAAGGACCTGAACGACGTCGCGGAAGCGGGCATCACCGCCGAGTTCTTCGGCGACCCGGACAACAAGGCCGTCTTCAAGGCCATCCTGCGGCACAAGGCCACGTACGGCGAGATCCCCAGCCTCGCCACCATCAAGACCGACTTCCCCACGTACAAGTTCGTCAAGGTCGAGGACAGCATGCTGGTGCTGACCGACCGGCTCCGCGAGCAGCACACCCTGGACCTGCTGGAGCAGGGCCTGGCCGACTCGGTCGACGCCCACGAGGAGGGCAACGCGCTGGCCGCCATGGCAGCGCTACACAAGACCCTCGCGGACATCGCCTCGGCGGTTCCCAACGCCCGCGACACCGACCTGACCGAGACGGGCCACGAACGCCTCGCGCGGTACCTCACGCTCAAGGACCTGCCCGACGGGCTCCGGGGCATACCAACCGGCTTCACGACGATCGACAGGGCCACCCAGGGCCTCCAGAAAGAGCAACTGGTCACCTTCGTCGGCCCGCCGAAGGCCGGTAAGTCGACGCTGTTGTTGCTCGCTGCCATGGCCGCCCACCTGCACGGGGAGCGTCCGCTTTTTATTGGCTTCGAGATGAGCAATGAGGAGCAGGAGGAACGTTTCGACGCCATCCGCGCGGGGATTTCCCACGCCCGGCTGAGAAACGGAACACTCAAGAAGGCCGAGTGGGACAAACTCGAAAGGGCCCTGCGGGAACTGGAGGCTATGCCTTCGTTCTTCCTGTCCTCGGACTCCATGAATGCGACGACGCTTACCGGTGTGCAGTCGAAGATCGACCACATCCGGCCGACGATCGTATTCGTGGACGGCATCTACATGATGCAGGACGAACTCGGCGAGGCTCAGGGATCCAGCCAGGCGCTTACGAACCTCACCCGAGGGTTCAAGCGCATGGCGAAGAACCTGCAACTCCCGATCGTCATTTCCACGCAGGTCCTGGAATGGAAGATGAACAAGAAGAAGGGCATCACCTCCGACTCCATCGGATATTCGTCCTCCTTCGCCCAGGACTCCGACGTGATTCTCGGTGTCGAGTCCACGGACGACGCGAACATCAACAAGATCAAGGTCGTCCTGGCCCGTAACTGCCCGCCCATCGAGACGTACTGCCAGTGGGACTGGGAGACGGGCAAGTTCGAGGAACTGAACGAGGACCCGTTCGCCATGGACGAGGTGAACACCGATGGCTATGTCGGCTCCTCCTTCTGAGCCCCGGCTGGTGGTCCTCGCCGGGAACTTCCGGGAGTTCCAGTTCTGGTGCCGGGAGAACAACCGCAATCCCCGTGACCGGAATCTGATCTACGCCAGCGAAATGCACCGGCTGCGCGGCCTCGGGCCAGTCCGATTCATAACGTACGGAACTTGGTACTGGCGCCGCGACGCCTGGGAAATGAAGAGTTACCTGACATACCTGGAGAGGAGATACCAGTGCCCCGAGCAAAAGCCGGATGGGACGCAATCGGAAACCCCGTCCCTGGAAACGTGACCGCGTGCCTGGACACGCTCGGCCTTGACTACAAGGTCCAGGGAGACGAAATACATATGCCGTGCCCCATGCACGAGCAGCGCACCGGAAAGAAAGACGCACACCCATCCTTCTCTATAAACTTCGACGAGGGCTATTTCAACTGCTTCTCCTGCGGATACCGAGGGGCTTTCTGGGTCCTCGTACGGGACATCCAGGAGGCCACCGACGCGGAGGCCAAGAACTGGGTCCGGCGCAGGGGAGGAGCGGAGCGGGTACGGAAGTACCTGGAGAAGAAGAAGGAGCAGCGCCCCGACAAGGTCGACACGACCAAGCAGATAAATGAGGCGTCGCTGGCCCTGTACACCGTGCCGCCGCTGAGCGCCTGCGCCGAGCGGTTCTTCATGCCGGAGGACGCTGAGGCGTGCGGGGTGCTGTGGGATCCGGCCCGGGACATGTGGATCGTTCCGGTGCGCGACCCGGACACCGGGATGCTGTGGGGCTGGCAGGAGAAGAACGCCCGCTACTTCCGCAACCGGCCGCCGGGCATGGCCAAGTCCAAGACGCTCTTCGGCCTGCACACCTACGACGACGACGTGGCCGTGCTGGTCGAGTCGCCGCTGGACGTGGCCCGTCTGTGGACCTGCGGGATCCGGGGAGGGCTGGCCTCCTACGGCGCCGGAGTTTCTGACTCGCAGATGTCCCTGATCCGCGACCACTTCGACACCGTGATCATCGCCCTCGACAACGACGACGCCGGGGCGGAGGCGTGCAAGCGGCTGCTGGAGGAGTGGACCGGCCGGGGCCTGACCCTGAAGTTCCTCGACTACTCCGTGGCCCCTCACGCCAAGGACCCCGGCGACATGAACGCTGACCAGATCAAGGCCGCTGTACGCGGCGCCTACTCGTCCATCCTCGCTCGCTTCTAGGAGATCACCATGACCCGGCTTAATACCTGCCCCCGCAAGGGGGACCACCGATGAAGGCACCCGAGGGCTACGAGCACCTGGGTGAGGACTTCTGGGCCCGCGTCGAGCCGGACCCGGACACCGACTGCCTCATCTTCCAGTCCACCGCGACGCGCCCGTACTACCAGGGCAAGACCCTGCTGTCCTTCCTGACCGGCGGGGACGGCCGACAGAAGCACCGCGCGTGCAGGCGCCGGATGTGTGCCAACCCGGACCACATCCAGGACGGGCACTTCGACATGGGGACGCCGTACGCCCGGCGCCCCCGGTCGCGGAGTCAGTTCGCTCGGCAGTACTCACAGTGCTGACGGTCGACCTGCACGGCTATCAGGAGTCGGCGGTCGACCGCGCTGTGGAGCGCGGCTCTCTCCTGATCGCGTACGAGATGGGCCTGGGCAAGACCGTCATCGCCCTGGCCGCCATTGAGGAGCTGCTGGAGAAGGGGGAGGTCGAGACCGCCGTCATCGTGGTCCCGGCCAACCTGAAGTACCAGTGGGCCAAGTCCCTCGCCCGCCTCACCGACGTGCCGACCCGCGTGGTCACGGTGCGCGAGGACGGGCTGAAGCAGGAGATCACCGTCCCGACGGAGGAGTACTGCGTCCTGATCGACGGCGACGCGAAGAAGCGAGCCGGGCTGTACGCCAAGGTCAAGACGCTCCGGCCGGACTACGTGATCCTCGGCTACGAGAACGTCGTCAACGACTGGAACTACGTCAGGAGGATCAAGCCGGAGTGCATCGTCCTGGACGAGTGCACGGCCATCAAGACCTTCCGGGCCCAGCGCACGCGGAAGATCAAGAGGCTCACGGCGCCGTTCCGCTTCGGCATGACCGGCACCCCGGTCGAGAACGGGAAGCCCGAGGAACTGTTCTCGATCATGCAGTGGGTCGACGACCAGGTCCTGGGCCGTTTCGACCTGTTCGACAAGACGTACATCGTGCGCAACCGCTTCGGCGGGGTGCAGAACTACAGGAACCTGCCGGTGCTGCACGCCAAGCTGGCCGACGTCATGGTCCGCAAGACGCGGCTGGACGAAGACGTCCGGCCGTACCTGCCCGAGGTGCAGGAGTCCGTCATCCCGGTCGTCCTGGACGCGAAGACGAAGAAGGCGTACCGGGCCATCGCGGCCGACCTGCTCGCCGAGCTGCGGGCAGCCGGGCCGACGATGGGTGACTTCGATCTGTTCGCGCACTACCACGGGGGAGAGGCGGCCAACGAGAACAGCCAGCAGGGCAAGATCATGAGCCGCATGCAGGCGCTCGACATGCTGCTGAACCACCCGGACCTGATCGTCATGTCCGGGCAGAGTTACGAGGAGAGCCAGGAGGCACGCTCGCGCGGCGCCGAGAAGAAGGTGTGGCCGGGCTCGAAGTACGCCTACGAGGTGTGGCAGTCCGGCCTGCTCGATGACGTCACCACGGCCCCGAAACTGGACGCCGTGGCGGCAGCGGTCGAGGACATCATGGCGGTGCCCGGCAACAAGATCATCGTGTTCAGCGTCAACCCCGACATGCTGGACCTGCTCGGTGACCGGCTGCCGGAGGGCTCGTTCGTCACCTACACCGGCCGGATGTCCTCGGCAGCCAAGGCCTATGCCGCCCAGCGGTTCGAGACCGACGGACAGTGTCAGGTGTTCCTGTCCTCCCACGCGGGGGCGTTCGGCACCGACCTGTACATGGCCAATTACTTGATCAACTACGACCTCGCCTGGTCGGCCGGGAAGCAGGACCAGATCAACGCCCGGCACAACCGCGCGAGCAGCCAGTTCAAGGACATCTACATCCTGAACGCCGTCACCCAGGGCACCACCGAGCCGCGCAAGCTAGCGATGCTGGCGCACAAGCGGAGGGTGGGCAGCGCCATCACAGACGGGCGCGGGGCCGACGAGAAGGGTCGGATCGAGAACGACGTCCAGACCCTGACGCAGTGCCTGGAGGCGTAACTTCCAGGATCGCACGACGGACGTCGAGTGGTTCTAAAGCCGTAATCGCATGGCACCATCAAGGCATGCGAGAAGAACCACTCGACGTCCTGCTCCGTGAGGGGATTGGGGACGTCATAAGCCCACCCGAGGAGCGAGAGGACTGGGATCTGACCCCCGTCCGCCTGGCGCTCCGAGGTGCCCCAGCCGACCGCTGGTGACCTTGTAAAGCAGTTCGGCGGAATCTGTTGACATCCGCATATGCCAAACGTAGAGTCGTCCTCACGAAGCGTTAATCGAACGAAGGATCGAACAGCTCGCAGGAGGACATCGTGACCACCATCGCGGAAGCGCTCGGCATCACCTGGGGGAGCAACAGAGCCACCGACTCCCCGGAGTACCGGCTGACCTACCACGCGCAGAAGCAGGCCGCCCTGAAGGGCTGGAGCAGCGCGCAGGTCCTGGAGGCCGCCGACCGGCCGCAGCACACCTCCCCGTCCAGCCGGTTCCCCGGCCAGTGGCGCCACGTCCGAGGCGACATCGTCGCCGTCGTCGACCCGGCCGACCACCGCGTCATCACCGTCTACCAGGACGTCGCCGAGACCACTCTCCGCACCGACCAGACCGACGCCGACGCGCAGCGCTACGCCAAGGGCCACTCCGGTCTCGGCTGCAAGTAACGGCTTCAAGAAGACGTAATCCAATATGGACAATCTCGAAGACGTAATGTAGAGTCGGACCTGCTCAACCGACCTACTACTCCGTAGAAAGAGAGCCCCGCTCTATGGCTACCGTGCAGAGACGAGCAACCCAGCGCATCGAGCGCCCTATCTCCCTCACCCAGTCCGCGCCCTGGGAGAAGACCCGCCAGTTCCTGGCCCTGAAGTTCCAGGAGACCGAGATCGTCACCCGCAAGAACAAGTTGCGCGACGAGGTCAGCGTCCACGTGGACGCCAACGGCGACATCGACGAGAAGGGCAGCAAGTTCTGGAAGTTGGACCCTCCCATCGAGGTCAACGGCCAGAAGTTCACCGAGGTCAAGCGCGAGCGCCGCGTCAGCGTGAGCCTGGACGCCGAGAAGGCCGAGGAACTGGCCGTCGCCAAGGGCATCCGCGACCGGGTCTTCAAGGAAGTCACCACCGAGGTCCTGGACCAGGACGAGTTGTACGTCCTCAACCAGGAAGGCGTCCTCAGCGACGAGGAACTGGACGGCCTGTTCGTCGAGACCGAGTCCTTCGCGTTCAAGCCCATCCGTGGCTGATAGGAGCACCACCACATGAACACCATCGCCGACACCATCGACAAGGCCTTCGCCGAGATCGGTGAGCAGTTCTACCCCGGATCGACGCGCCCCCTGGTACGTCACCGCAACCGGCTTAATACCGAGGCCGCCCCGTCGGCGGCCGATCCCGGATCATGGGACGCCAAGCCCCGTAAGTACGTCGTGGCCGGAGTCGAGACGGAGTTCTTCACCGTCGGCGACCTCGCCAAGGCGCTGGGACGGCAGCCTGTGACGATCCGGAAGTGGGAACGGGAAGGGGTCATCCCCAAGTCCACCTACCAGTCGCCGGGCAAGGACGGAGATGTACGCGGCCGACGCCGCCTGTACACCCGCCAGCAGGTCGAGGGCATGGTGCGCATCGCCTACGAGGAAGGCGTCCTCGTCTCCCACCAGAAGCCGATCAAGGGCACCCGCTTCACCGAGCGCATCGTCGACCTCTTCAAGGTCCTGGCGGGCGACGAGTGAGGATCGTCAAGAGCCAGAAGCACCACGTGTCCATGGGGAACTTCGAGTGGGTGGAGTTCGGCTACGAGGTCGACATCTCCACCGACGACTTCCCCAAGGCACGCACCCTCGACGACCTGGACAAGGTCGCCACCGACCAGATCACCAAGGCCCTCGCGGCCGACATCGAGGAAGCCCGGCTGAACACGGGCGAAGCATCCTCGTACGTCCATCTCTACCAGCAGGAGAACTGAATGCCCCGCACCCTTACCCGCCGCCGCACCGCCCGCGACACCGAGGCGTACTCCCCGGCCGACGAGCCGGAGGACGAGAAGGGCTACGCGGAGGAAGAGGACGAGGCTCCGGCCCGTGGCTCCCGCCGTGGCTCGCGCCGGTCGCTTAATACCGAGGAGGCCGACACCTCCCGACGCTCGCGCCGTGCCTCGCGTGACGAGGACGACGACGAGGACGACGAGCCCGCGCCGAAGGTCGGCGGCCGTGGCTGGGGCTCGTACGAGAAGACCAAGCAGGCGTCCTCCGGCTTCCCGGACAACTTCAAGGCGGGCAGCGAGTCCGTGATCGTGAAGATCCTGGACGAGGAACCGTTCCTGGTCTTCCTCCAGCACTGGATCGAGCGCTCGGGCAAGAAGTCCTTCACCTGCCTGGAGAGCAAGTGCCCGCTGTGCGACGACGCGGGTGATAAGCCCAGCCAGCAGATCTCCTTCAACGTCATCGACTTCACCGACCCCGAGGACCCGCAGGTCAAGGTCTGGCAGGTCGGCCCGATGGTCGCGGACATCCTGAAGAACTACTCCAAGGACAAGAAGACCGCCCCGATCAACCGGGACGACCTCTACTTCTCCGTCCGCAAGGAGACCAAGAACAAGAAGACCAACTACTACATCACGCCGGTCAAGGAACGTGACCTCCTCGACGACTGGGACATCGAGCCCCTGACCGAGGAGGACCTGGAGACGTTCGACGCCAAGGCGTACGACGCGGACATCCTCCAGGTCACCCGTCGCAGCGAACTCAAGACCATCGTCCGGGAAATCCTGAACGACTGACCTGCCTCCCACGGGGAGGTTCCAGCACCGCGCTGGGGCCTCCCCTCAGCTTTCCCATCCACCACCACCGGAGCCCGCCGTGCAGATCCGCAACTCCGTCATCCTCACCCCCGACCGGCTTAATACCGTGGTCGAGCGCTTCATGGAGCGCCCGGCCTTCACCTTCGACATCGAGACGTTCGGCGCCTTCCGGAACGTCCCGACGCAGAACGTCGCCAACTGGGTCTCCCTGGCCGCCGACGGCATGGCCTACGCCATCCCCTTCGGCCACCCCAACGGCGACGTCCTGGTGAGCAAGGCCACCCGCAAGAAGAACCGGCTGACAGGCAAGTTCGACGCCATCCCGGCCGTCTACGACGCCCCGCCGGAGCAGATGCTCCCGTCCGAAGTGTTCAGCATCCTCAAGCCGCTGTTCTTCGCCGAAGACAAGATCAAGATCGCGCACAACGCCACATTCGACCTGATCTCCACGGCGAAGTACTGGGGCGAGATCGCACCGCCGGAGTACTCCGACACGATCGTCCTTCAGTGGTTGTGCGACGAGAACATGAAGCAGAAGGGCCTCAAGGAACTCGTCAAGCGCTACTACAAGGTCGACTACGACACCGAGAACGTCGGCAAGCAGGTCGAGGCCCACCCGTTCTCCAAGGTCGCGCACTACGCCTACATGGACGCCAAGTACACCTGGCTGCTGTGGAAGCGGTTCCAGCGGCAGATCCAGGAGCAGGGCCTGACCCACGTCCGGCGGCTGGAGGAGGACGTCCTGGGGGTGCTGCTCGACATGGGCATCACCGGGGCGCCGGTCGACGAGGCCGCGATGCGCGAGCTGGTCACGGACATGTCCGCCCGGCTGGTCGACATCGAGGCGGACATCTACCGGGCCGCAGGCAAGCAGTTCAACCTCAACGCCCCGGCGCAGAAGGCCGAGGTGCTGTACGCCCCCAAGAGCGAGGGCGGTCAGGGCCTCAAGCCGATGAAGCCCACCGACGGTGGGAAGAAGAAGCGGGACACGGGCCAGGCGCTGGAGTGGAAGGACTTCAGCACCGACTCCGACAGCCTGGAGAAGCACGAGAACAACGCGGTCGTCAAGAAGCTGCTGGAGTACGCGGAAGTCAGCAAGCTGCTCGACTACCCCATCGCGTACCTCGGTGTGGAGGGCGACCCGAAGAAGCCGTGCCGGATCTTCGACGGCCGGATCCACGCCGACTTCGTCCAGTACGGAACGGTGACCGGCCGGTTCTCCTGCCGCGAACCCAACCTCCAGAACATCCCCCGACCCGACACCGACCTCGGTAAGCGGATCCGTGGCCTGTTCGTCGCACCGCCCGGCTACAAGCTGGTCGTCGCGGACTACGGGCAGATCGAACTCGTCGTGCTCGCGCACTTCATCGGTCGTGGTGACCTCTACAAGGGGTTCCACAACGGAGTCGACCCGCACTCGGCGACGGCCGCCGCGCTCATGGGCGTGGACCCGCAGGAGTTCATGCGGCGGGTCAAGGAAGGCGACCGCACCTGTATCGACTTCCGCCAGGTCGCCAAGGGCATCAACTTCGCCGTCGTGTACGGCGCGGGCCCGGACAAGGTCGCCTCGATGGCAGGCATCACCGTGAAGGAAGCCAAGCGCTTCATGGAGATGCACCAGAAGATGTTCCCGGAGGTCTACCGCTTCAAGGAGGAAGTGGTACGGGTCTGCCGGTCGCGTCGGCCTCCGCACATCCGCACCCTGCTCGGCCGCAAGCGGCGCCTGCCGCTCATCCTCAGCCAGAACAACGGCCTGCGGATGGGTGCCGAGCGCCAGGCGGTGAACTCCCTGATCCAGGGGAGCGCGGCCGACCTGATCAAGTTGGCGATGATCCGGCTGAACAACGCCCTGCCGGACGATATGCGCCTGATCCTCTCCGTGCACGACGAACTCGTGACGCTCGCGCCGGAGGACCGGGCCGAGGAATGTGCCGCGCTGGTGAAGGAAGCCATGCTGGGCGAAGGAATCCAGAAACTGCTCAAGGTTCCGCTCTCTTCGGACGTGAAGATCGTGGACCGCTGGTCGGAGGCAAAGTAATGGGACTCTTCAGTTGGAAGAAGGACGACGAAGTGCCCGACGGGCTTAATACCGAGGAGGAAGACCTCCAGGTCGACCTCTACACCCCGCAAATGCTGACCAAGCGGCTGCTCTGGGACATCGTCCCGTGCAGCCAGGTCGAGGCACTGATCCCGCTCATGAACCTCACCCCGGACAGCCAGGACGTCTCCGAAATGGAGCACCAGGCCAGTCACGACCGAATCGACCAACTCACACCGCTGAGGGAAATGCTAGCGCTGCTCATCCCGCTAGTTTCTGGCATTACTGCCTCGGCTATGCTGGTTAACTCTGGCAATTCCATGGACGAGGAAACCGCAGCAGTTCTCCAGCGGCATCATTCCGTAGTCGTCCGCGCCGGAGTAGTGGCGGTCCTCGCCAATCTCCTCGATATGGGAATCATCAGTTACGCGGATGGAGTGCAGTTCGGTGACCAACTTCTGGGCTAACAAACTGGGGGCGGCCCGACCGGCCGCCCCGGCCCCGGCCCCGGCGCCGGTCCAGCAGCAGCAGGTCGGCGGCCCGTGGTGGGCCACCCCGCAACAGCAGCCCTACCCCCCGCAGCAGGTAGTCCAGCAGACAGTGCCAGAACCACAGCAGAAGGCTCCGGCCCGCGCGATGGTGGCCAAGCAGGACACCCACTGCCCGGAGTGCCAAGGCACGAACTACTTCCGCCCCGTGGGAATGATGAACGCGATGGCTCAGTGCTACGAGTGCGGCTACAACCCGCGCTTCCAGCAGAGCACCGCCGGACTGCCGTCCGGCAGCGGAGGAGACGGTCCCGCCACCCCAGCCAAGCAGATCGCGTCCGGCGGTCTGGGAGGCCGGAGCAACTACAACCCGGGCGCCATCATCAGGGCCGACGGCTCGGTCTAGCGCCCACTCCTCCCTGACGCATCACTACTGAATGGAATTACTGGTGACCTCCCTGCTCACCCCCGCCGGTGACCTTGCCGACCCTTACCGCTCCTTCATCGCAAAGTCGCGATACTCCAGGTGGATCGAAGAGGACAACCGGCGCGAGACCTGGTCCGAGACCGTCGCCCGCTACGTGACGTTCATGCTCGGCCAGTTGAAGGACAAGCACGACTACACCCCCGACCCGGCCGTGGTCGACGAGATCCACGCGGCCATCCTCAACCACGAGGTCATGCCGTCCATGCGCGCCGTTATGACGGCCGGGCCCGCCCTGGACCGCTCGAACATCGCGGGCTTCAACTGTTCGTACCTCCCGCTGAAGGACGCCCGCGCTCTGGACGAGCTGCTGTACGTCCTCATGAACGGCACGGGCGTGGGTTACTCGGTCGAGAAGCAGTACACCGACCAGTTGCCTGCCGTTCCGGCCGTCCTGCGTGCGGCTGCTGACGTGATCGTGGTCGAGGACTCCAAGGAGGGCTGGGGTTACGCGTTCCGGTCCCTGCTGGAGGGCCTGTGGCAGGGCGAGGTGCGTCACTGGGACCTGTCCCAGGTGCGACCGGCGGGCGCACGTCTTAATACCTTCGGAGGGCGAGCCTCCGGCCCGGGTCCGCTGGACGACCTGTTCACCTTCACCGTGCAGAAGTTCCACGAGGCCGCCGGTCGCAACTTCCGGCCGATCGAGGTCCACGACATCGCCTGCAAGATCGCGTCCGTAGTGGTCGTCGGTGGTGTCCGCCGGTCGGCGATGATCTCCCTGTCCGACCTGGACGACCGCGAGATGGCCGAGGCCAAGAGCGGGGAGTGGTGGGTCGAGCACCCCTACCGCGCCCTGGCGAACAACTCGGCCGTCTACACCGACGGCATGCGCTACGAGGACTTCCACACCGAGTGGGACTCCCTCGTAGCCAGCGGCTCGGGCGAGCGCGGCATCTTCCACCGTGGGGCGGCGCAGAGGCAGGCCGCGAAGTTCGGGCGCCGGGAGGAGGACACCGACTACGGGACCAACCCCTGTAGCGAGATCATTCTGCGGCCGTTCTCGTTCTGCAATCTCTCCGAGGTCGTCGTGCGGCCGGAGGACACCCCCGAGGACTTGTACCGCAAGGTGCGCCTGGCGTCCGTCCTGGGCACCTGGCAGAGCACGCTGACCGACTATCCCTACCTGCGCGAGGAGTGGCGTAAGAACGCGGAAGAGGAGCGCCTGCTGGGTGTCTCCCTCACCGGGGTCTACGGCAACCGCTGGACCAACGGCACGGTCAACCTGAAGACGACCGAGGTGCTGCTGGCAGACCTGCGCGGGAGTGTGGTGGAGGCCAACGCGGCCGAGGCTGCACGCATCGGCATCCAGGCGTCGGCTGCGACCACCTGCGTCAAGCCGTCCGGCACGGTCTCCCAGTTGGTCGACTGTGAGTCCGGCCTGCACCAGAAGCACGCGAAGTTCTACAAGCGGCGGGTGCGGGTGGACAAGAAGGACCCGATCGCGTTCGTGCTCATCGACTCGGGCCTGCCGTACGAGGAGGACTCCTACAACGCCGCCGCGTGGGTGTTCACCTTCCCGCAGAAGGCAGGCGAGGACGCCCTGGTACGTGACGACGTGAGCGCCATCGAGCACCTGGAATTGTGGTTGGCCTTCCAGAGGCACTGGTGCGAGCACAAGCCGTCGGTGACCATCAGCGTCCGCGAGCACGAGTGGGAGCAGGTCGGCGAGTGGGTGTGGGAGCACCTGGCCGAGATCTCTGGTGTCTCCTTCCTGCCCTTCAGCGAGCACACGTACGTCCAGGCGCCGTACGAGGAGATCACGCAGGAGGAGTACGAGGCTCTGGCGTCCAAGGAGCACCGCGTGGAGTGGTCGGACCTGGCGTTCTACGAGACATACGACCAGACCGTGGGGTCGCAGGAACTGGCCTGCGTCGCGGGCGTGTGTGAGGTCGTCGACCTCGTGACCACCTGAAATTCATCAAAAGATCTTGCTCTGACTAGTTGATACGTAGCTGGACCGGTAGTCCCTCACCGATTACGGTATTGGGACTACCGGTTCTGCTTTACGGCTTCGGCATTACGGGATTGGAAGACACACCACACATGGCACTTAATACCTGCGCGGGCGGCCCCGACAAGGAAGCCCTCGCGCTCATCGCAAAGATCAACAAGGAACACCCGGGCGCAGTCTGTTTCGCCTCCGAGATGCGCATCCCCAAGCGGTTCACCTCCGGCTCCCTGAGCCTGGACATCGCCCTCGGCGGCGGCTGGCCGGGCAACCAGTGGGTCGAGGTCATCGGCCGCGAGTCCCACGGCAAGACCGCCATCGTCTACAAGACCCTCTCGGCCAACCAGAAGAAGGACCCGAACTTCACCTGCCTGTGGATCGCCGCAGAGCACTACGACGTCGACCAGGCCGAAGCCCTCGGCGTCGACAACGAGCGCGTCCTGGTCGTCCCCACCCAGGCCATGGAGTTCGCCTACCAGACCATGCTCGACTTCGCCGCCAGCCGGTCCGTCGACATGATCGTCCTCGACTCCTACCCGGCGCTCATCGCCGACGAGGAGTCGGAGAAGGACATGGACGAGGCCGTCATGGCACTCGGTGCCCGCCTCACCGGCAAGTTCTTCCGCAAGAGCGGGGCGGCCACCAAGCGATCCATGACGGACACCGACGACCGGCCGCTGCTCGGCATCGTGATCAACCAGTACCGCGACGCCATCGGCAAGTTCTCCCCGCACGGCACCCCGACCACGACCCCGGGCGGCAACGCCAAGAACTACGCGTTCTACACCCGCGTCGAGGTCCGGCGCGACGAGTGGATCCAGGAGGCCCGGCCCGGCAAGGGCAAGGTCAACGTCGGCCAGGTCATCAAGGTCAAGACCATCAAGAACAAGTCGGCCGCCCCGCAGCAGACCGCCACCATCGACTTCTACTTCCGCTCCGCCCCGTTCCTGAACTTCGCTCGCGGTGACTTCGACACCGTGAAGGAGATCATGATCATGGGGATCCTCTTCGACGTCATCCAGCGCAAGGGCGCCTACTTCCAGATCGACAACGGGGAGTACGACGACAAGGGCAAGCCGGTCCTGCGCTGGCAGGGCAAGGACCCCATGCTCGACCACGTCCGCCAGGACCTGGACCTCCAGGAGTCCCTGTACGAGAAGATCCTCATCGCCTCCAAGAAGGTCGACGAGCGGTCCATCTCCGAAGAGGACCTGGACGCCGCCGAGACGGCCGGGACCAAGAAGGTCAGCCGACGGCCCAAGGCCGAGGACGAGGCGCTTAATACCGAGGCCGCCTGATGGTGGCCCTGCTCTCGACACTCCTGGCTGTAGCAGCCCTCTACATCGTGGTCCTCGGCGCCCGGTACTCCCGGCGCCAGGGCCGCGCCCACCGCAAGTTCCTCGTCCTCACCTACCTCCTGGAGAAGTCCTATGGCGGACATGCTGAAGAAGTCCCAGAAGCAGGAGAGGCGGGGGGCGGAACTCCTCGGCGGGACGGTGAACGCGGGTAGTGGAAACGGCTGGGTCCGGAAGAACGACGTACGGACCCCGGAGTACTCCGTCGAATACAAGGTCACCGGCAAGAAGCAGTACGCCCTCAAAGACGCAGAACTCCAGACCGCAGAGAAACAGGCCCTCCTCGACGGCAGGGAAATGCTCTTCGGGATCCAGATGGACAGCGGAAGGACCTGGATCGTGATGTCCGAGGAAACTTTCCTCACGCTTAATACCAAGGCGTTCCCGGAGGTCGACCCCGACGAGGTGCTGTCGTGGTAATGCACCTGCGGATCAACGCCCCCGAATGGGACGGCGGAGGGAATCCGGACAAGGAAGCCTCCTGCCGGAAGTTCCGGCCGACCAGAGAACATGACGACTTCTTCGGAGACGGTACCGGAGAGGAGTCCGAGGCGAAGCACATATGCAACGGCACCTATACCGACCAGGTGTGCCCGCTGCGCGAACAGTGTCTCCAATTCGCTCTGGTCAACAACGAGCACTACGGCGTCTGGGGCGGACTCACCGTCCTGGAGCGGGCCTACATCAGGAGGTTCGTCCCCAAGGAAGACTGGAGTTTCGAGAATGCCCCGACCCGCGAAGACCTCCTCCGCGTCTGGCCGGACCGGGTCGCGCCGGAAGACCTCGACGACGAAGACGACGGGGAAGATGGCAGCGCTGGCGGAGGCGAAGAAGAGTAAGTCCGTCCTCCTCGGCGACATCCACAAGCACTTGCTCGACCAGCACGACAAGCCGACCGACCGGCGGCAGGACATCATCCACCCCAGCGAGATGGCCAAGAGCGACTGGTGCCCCCGTCAGACCTACTACAGGCTGGCGGGGGCTTCCCCCGAGAAGGGCCGCTCGTTCTCCGCCCAACTGGAGGGCGTCTTCGCCGAGGGCCACATGATCCACGCGAAGTGGCAGAAGTGGCTCCAGGACATGGACCGGCTGTGGGGCAAGTGGAAGTGCCCGGTGTGCGACTACTGGGAGATGGGCACGGGCGGACGCAAGACCTGCCAGTCGTGCCGCAACCGCACCGACAGCGCGGGCTACCCGGTCTACCTGGAGTACGCCGAGGTGCCGGTGCACGCCGAGTCCGAGTTCCTGATCGCCGGGCACGAGGACGGCGCCATCGAGGACCTGAGCGCCCTGGTGGAGATCAAGTCCATCGGCATCGGCACCGTGCGTTTCGATCAGCCCGAGCTGCTGCGCGAATACACGGTGAAGACCCTGGACGGCAAGACAGTCATCGACCTGGACGGCCTGTGGAAGGGGCTCCGGCGCCCGTTCGGCAGCCACATACGGCAGACCCAGATATACCTGCGGCTCTGCCAGGAGATGGGCCTGCCGTTCGACAAGGTCATCTTCCTCTACGAGTACAAGGCGACGCAGGCCCACAAGGAATTCGTCGTCAAGTACAACCCGGAGATCGCCGAGCCGCTGTTCGAGACCGCGCTCGACATCAAATACGCCCTGAAGAAGGGCAAGCCACCACCCCGGCCGGAATTCTGCGGCCAGGACAAGAAGACCTGTAAAGAGTGTCCCTTCTTCAATACCTGCTGGGAGACCACCACCGATGAGCAGAGCGGTAGCACGGAGGGGCTGGGAAGCAGTCCAGACCCCGAGCCAGAAGGCAGTACGACGGCTGGAGCGGGACGACCTGTACCTGCCTCCGAAGCCGGAGGGCGACGCGCCCGAACTGCCAGCGGATCCCACCGAACTCGACGACAGCGAACTGATGAGTTTGTTCGCCAGGACAACGGCGTGGGTGGAGTACACGGGCAGCCGACTGGCAGCGGCGGAGGTGGACGAAAAGTCGTGCGTCGACACACTCGAAGCACATAAGGCCCTATCCGCCGTCCGCAATGCGGGCCAGAAGACAGTGACGCAGGCAAAGGCGAAGGCGTACGAGGACCCGGAGTACATCGAGGCCCAGGAGGCCAAGACGGCCGCCTACGCCTACCGCAAGATGGTCCAGGCCCTGCACTCCTCCGCCGAACTGCGCAACACCCTGCTGAGCCGTGAACTGACCCGCCGGGTCGGCCGTGGTGACCGCGAGGCCCGTGCCGGACGGATGAGCGCGTGAGGACCGTACGCCGCAAGGTGACGCGCATGGAGCAGCCCCGGCCGCCGTGGGAGTGGCGACCCTCCTTCCGGGCCGGGGCGCCCCGCACGTGCCTGTCTTCCTACCGGGACCCGGTCTACATCCGCAGCGGTGAGCACGTCTTCAAGGTCGGCCAGTTCGACTGGATGCTGAGGCTGTACCAGCACGTCGGCGTCTCGGAGAAGTCCGTCCGGTGGGATGGCTACGTCCTGTATGACCTGGATTACGAGATACCCCTAATCAGGTTGTCAACGGATTGGATTGAGTACGTTGACAACCATCGAGAGATGGTGTTTCGTATCTCCAAGAAGGAAGCGCTGGCGGCCGGAGGAGAGGTTGATACCCCCGACGGCCCCCGCTTCGGAATCCCACTCAGCGCTTACTCGTCCTACGAAGGGGACTGACCACCACCATGACGCTTAATACCGAGGCGACCATCACGGACGTCACCCTCCGCTCCGAGATCACCGCGACGCTCGACGTGGACAACCTCGCCGGGTCCGACGCGAAGATCTGCCAGGCAGCCCGCGTCTCCACCGTCGGGACGGCTGCGGCGGAAACCAAGGAGGCCAAGGGCCTGATCAACTACCTGATGCGGGACCGCCACGGCAGCCCCTTCGAGCACGGGCAGTTGTCCTTCCTCGTGGAGGCCCCGATCTTCGTCGCCCGCGAGTTCATGCGCCACAGGGTCGGCTGGTCTTATAACGAAACCAGTGGCAGGTACAGGGAGTTGGAGCCGGTCTTCTACATGCCTTCGGCGCACCGCCCGCTGACTCAGACAGGCAAGCCGGGTCGTTATCGCTTCGAGCACGGCACCCAGGAGCAGTACCTGTCCGTCGAGCACTCCTTCGGCGTCATCTACCGCGCCGCCTACAGCCACTACCAGCAGATGCTGAAGGACGGAGTCGCCCGCGAGGTCGCCCGCAGCGTCCTTCCGGTCGGCATGTACACCTCGTTCTACGCCACCTGCAACCCCCGGTCCCTGATGCACTTCCTGGGCCTGCGCACACAGAGCGAGTTCGCCACGTTCCCCTCCTTCCCCCAGGAGGAGATCGAGCGGGTGGCCATGTACATGGAAGCCGCTTTCGCCGAGCACTTTCCGCTCACCTGGGAAGCGTTCCTCGACAACGGAAGGGTCGCCCCGTGACCAGACGCAACGATGACCGGCCCACGACGATCGTGGCCCTCACCCTCCTGGCCCTGCTGATCAGCCTGTCCTTCTGGTCATGGACATCCGCTCCCTGCGGCCTCTGGAAGTTCGCTACGGCCGGAGAGGCGCCCGCGCGGTGCCTGATGCACCGATGAACACAGCCCTCGTCCTCGCGATCATCGTGGTCTGGGTCGGCCTCATGATGTTCATGGCCTGGGCCCTGATCAACCTCCGCACCCAACTCGACCGCAAGATCGACGAACTCGCCATGGAGCGCGAGCGGCGCCGCAGGACCGAGAAGCAGGCCCTCGCGCTCGTCGAGAAGGTCACCCCGCTGATCGAGCAGACCGACTGGATGACCGGCCGCTGGCATGGCCAGTTCAACACCCTCCAGCGCCTGGAGGCCAACCGCAACGTCAAGGTCGTCGAGGCCCGCCGGGCCCTGTGGGACATCCCCCTCGTCCGCGACCACATAGCCACCCACACCAACTTCTCCGGAGATACCAAGTGAACACCACCACCGCCCCCGTTGACGACGACACCGAGATCGTCGAATCCTGGCTCCCGCAGTACATCGGCCTCCATGGCTTCGCCGGGGCCGGTAAGGACACCGTCGCCAAGATCCTGGAGAAGTACGGCTACACCCGCGTCGCGTTCGGCGACAAGTTGCGCGAGGCCCTGTACGTCCTCAACCCCCTCGTCGAGGAGGGATACGGCGGCGTCGAGTACCGCGTCCAGTACCTCGTGGACAAGTACGGGTGGGACTCCGTCAAGCGGAACTCCCCCGAGGTTCGCAGGCTGCTCCAGGTCCTGGGCACCGAGGTCGGCCGGGAGATGATCGACCAGAACGTGTGGGTCAACTCCGTCTTCAAGGCCCTCGAAGAGGACAAGAAGTACGTCTTCACCGACGTTCGCTTCGTCAACGAGCACCAGGCCATCGACAGCCGCCTCGGCCTGCTGGTCAAGATAGACCGGCCCGGCGTCGGCCCCGTCAACGACCACAAGAGCGACAAGGGACTGCCGGACCAGTGGTTCGACGCCTCGATCGTCAACGACGGCACGATCGAGGACCTTAATACCAAGGTCCGCGAGATCCTGAGGCTCGCATGACGAACCGGTCGAAGCAGAAGGGGACGAGTTTCGAGTCCTCCGTCCTCCCGGCCATCAAGGAAAAGCAGCCGCTGGCCGAGCGCCGCGCCCTGGAAGGCAAGCAGGACAAGGGCGACTTCTACATCCCCGGTGAGGACCGCTTCGTCATCGAGGCGAAGAACCACAAGGAGATGGGCCTATCCGGCTGGCTGAAGGAAGCCGCCACCGAGGCCACCAATGCGGGAGTCCCGCACGGAGTCGTCTTCCACAAGAAGAGGGGTACTACGGACCCCAGAGAGCAGTACGCGACGATGACTGTCGGCGCGTTCCTTGACCTCGTCTATCCCAAAGAGTAGCAACTCCGCACGCGGCAGGCCCAGGGTGAGGACGACGCCCCTGGGCCTGTTGTCATTAACACAAGATTCCTGCGTCTCCGTATTCTCGAATTGTGACGAGAATCGGACACATAGGAGTCACCAATGGGAGTTCAGTACGACGGCGAGGAGGCCAGTAACGAGGTCATCCTCCGGGTCAAGAGTTCGTCGTCCGCCGCCAGTGTGGCCAGCGCCATCTCGCACGCCGTCTACGACGGCAAGCGTGTCACTCTACGGGCCATCGGCGCCGGAGCCGTAAATCAGGGCGTCAAGGCAATCGCCATCGCCAACAGTTTCGTCGCGCCCCGGGGAATCGTTCTCGATACTCGGCCTGGGTTCACTACGGTGAACACCCCCGATGCCGGGGAAATCAGCGCGATCCTGCTGCGGATCTTGGTCCACTGAAGTTCTAATCTGCTGCCTTTCCGTCTTTACACTGGGTTTGATCCAGTGGAGGCGAAATGAATGGTGTTTCGGACGGGCGCAACGGCTCGTTTTCGACGGGCGCAATGGAAACAAAGTTCCCGTCCGCACAGCCGATCCGTACGCAGCGCTTTACCCCGACGTCTGTCTTCGACGAGAAGCAGGTGCGCGGCTCCGCAAACGGTCTGGGCTCTGAGGACTACGACCGAAAGCGCATCGGCGGCGGTTTCGCTCCTTCGCTCAACGGCGCTTCGTCGCAGACCTACGACAGCCGGTTGTGGATCGACAAGAACCCGTACCGCACCCTCGGCGGCTAACCAAGGAGCCAGCAGTGGCGAAGAAGAAGGACAACATCGTGACGACGGACAACCCGTCGCTGCGTCCGACCATGGGCACCGACGCCTCCCGTCTCGGCAACGTGGCCAAGCCGATCAAGGGCCGGTCCGTCCCGAAGAAGAACCAGTCCAAGGGCGGCTTCCTGGAGTCGGCGACGGCCTCGCACCGTCCCAACATCATGGAGCGCAACGGCGCCTCGCTGCGGCCGACCGCGATCCTGTACCAGGCCAACGCGGCTGAGTCCGGGGTCGTCCAGCGCAACGTCGTGACCGTCCCGAGCGCCGTCGGCAACCGGGACTTTTATCTCCGGCGCCAGTACCGACAGGGCGCGTGACGTAGGCAGCCATGTCCAGCAACTGGTCGTACAACACGCCGTACGCCATCGGACAGCCGGGCGCTCCAGTGCGCGCGAATGGTGGAGCAGGAACAGATGCTCTCTCCTTCCGCGACGGACTGGACGCCCGGCGCGCTGCTATGGGCGCTCGCACGCCTTCAGCGGACTACCCCGACGGCTACCTCGGCACGATCAACGACAGACGACGCGACCGCGTCATGGAGGGCGTTCAGAAGCGCCTGACCGACCGCAGCTATCAGCGCGGTGTCCACAAGGGCGACGTCATCGACCGCTCCGACTACTTCTGGCCGGACGTGGGCGGGGTCAACCCGCAGGCCGGTCTCGTCTACGAGGCCCAGGGCCTGAAGTGGACGCAGAAGGGCGACGTCACCGAGCGGCTGGCCCACATGGGCAAGAACCAGGCGCTCTCCCCGGCCGAGATGGGCGCCCTTCAGCAGAAATACGGCATCTCCGAGGTCATGGCCGACATCGACCCGGTCCGCAGCGAGCGGCTGAAGAAGCTGCTGCCGTCCGCGTCGCCGTACAACTCGCCCGACCAGTGGAGGTGAGTGTGCGCACTCAGGAGTTCCGGGGCCAGATCCAGGCGATCAAGAAGGCCACCCCCAAGAGCCCGGCGCAGTCCGAACGCGACGCGCAGAAGACCCAGGGAGCAGGTTCGTCGTAATGGCAGGAAAGACTCCGGCCCAGAAGGGCGCGGACACGCGCAAGTACAACAGCGAAGTGAAGGCCGCCACCACCAAGCGCGAGACGTTCGAGGCGTCCAACCCCGAGCGGTTCAAGACCATCCAGGACCAGCCCGGTGCCGGTCGCACGCCACGGCAGTCGTACTCCCTGATGGGGAACACCGACAAGGCGCCGAACCTGCACGGCCAGATGGAACTCGCGGGCCCCGAGGGATCCGACGTCTGGCACGGGCAGCACACCATGGCCCCGGTCAAGGACATGATGCCGGTCAACCGGCGCTGGGAGGACTACTCCCCGCACGAGCAGGCCCGCGTGCTGCGCTCGGCCGCGAAGTTCGGCGTCACCCCCGACTCGGCGCACCGCGCGCTGGGTGCCCAGGTCGACCGCGCCTACGCCCACGAGGGCGGGCACCACGACTCGTTCTACAGCCCGGCCGAGGACCACACCCGCGATGGTTCCCTGAGCCCGCGTGCGCGCCTGAAGGTGTCGGCCAAGGAGAACGGCGTCCCCTTCGGCGTCCAGGCCGCTGCGAACGCGATCACGTCCCCGCAGAACGTCTTCGTGCGGCCGGACAAGGAGACCGGCAAGGCCGTCTACCCCAACGACGAGGCGGCCAGCCACGCGATCCAGTGGGCGAAGTCCGGCAAGACCGGCGACGACTACCACTACCACCCGGACTACCACGTGCCACGCGAGGACAAGGTCGAGAAGACCGTCACCTCGAAGACGGGCCAGAAGTCCACGGAACTGGTGAAGAAGGAAGGCGACAACCGCGCCTACCCGGTCAACGGCTACCCGCGTAACCACGCGCTCGCCATCGACGTGACGCACCAGGTGCTCAACGGCAAGCAGTTGTCGAACGCGTGGAAGCCGACGGCCGGTGAGAAGGTCTCGGCCTATCACAACTCGTGGGTCGACCCCCATGGCTCCTCGCAGTTCTGGGTGTCGGACACGCACAGCGGTGGTGGTGCCTTCGCTCCGCACCTGGAGGCCAAGAAGGGTCCCGGGAGTCAGCAGGCCTACATGGGCATCAAGGGCATCCACGCGTTCCACGACCACGTCGCCCGGAACGTCATGTCCGAGCGGGGTCTCAACAGCCTCACGAACATGCAGTCCGCGCAGTGGTCGGAGGAGAAGCGGCGACGGGGCGACAAGCACGACGCGTCGCTTAATACCTACGGCAAGGGCAGCGGGCTTAATACCCAGGGTGTCGGACACCCGGATCCGGATCACGAAGCCCCGAAGGGCGGCTGGTACGACCGTCCGAAGGCGGATCGGGGAAATCCGTACCCGAACAAGTTGAACGCCACCCAGTTCACGCTGCCGGAGCACTGAGGTGCCAGCGGATTCCGTCTACGACAGGACGCATCCGTGGGATTCCCTCCCTGAGCGGATTCTCACGGATGCGCTTTCCGTCGCAAACATCCCGGGCGATGTGCTCGCACTCCAGAGCGCACCGCCCCCGGTCGTCCGGCCTCTTTTCCCTCCGAGGTTCGGATACAGGGACACGGCCCTGGGAATTCAGGACGTGCTCCAGGTAGACAAGGTGTATCCCTCGCCCTCGACGAACTCCTATACGGGAACTCAAGGCGGATACTCTGGTAGTTCAAGGCCAACCATCGGGGGCTTTTAATGTCCAAACACAAGACGCACCGCGCCGACGACAAGCGCCGCGCCGGAATGTCGGACAACGTGCGCTGGAAGGCGCAGGCGGGATCAACCGGTTCCGCCAGGCCGCTGGCGATTTTCAACGACCGGCGTGACGGTAAGAACGGCAACGGAAAGCGAGCGAAGTAATGGCGTACGCACCCTCGCGTTCGATGAACGCGGAACTGAACGAGGGCGCCACCGACGGCAAGTACAAGAAGATCGTCGTCGACCGTGGCGGCCTGGGTGTTGCCAACTCGGCCACCGTGCGCCACCGCGTCGACCTCAACGACGTCTGGTACGGCCGCCACGAGGACGAGGTCAAGGTCCGCCCCGACGGCAAGGCCGTGCACACCCCCAACTACGTCCAGACCCCACCGAGCCAGGCAGGATTCTGAGTCTGATGTCCCTCCACGGAGTCGACCTCTCCAACAACAACGACGCCGCGCACATCGCGTCGGCCATCGCCAGCAAGAACAACGCCTTCATCATCGCCAAGGCGTCCGAGGGCGAGCACACGGGCGACACGCGGCACGCCAGCATCGTGAAGGCCACCCGGGCCGCGAAGAAGCCCCTGGGCCACTACCACTTCGCTCACCCGACCCAGGACGCGGTGAGCGAGGCCAAGCACTTCCTGTCTGCTGCGGGCGCCCAGGCGGGCGAGGTCCTGGCGCTCGACCTGGAGGCGTCCGAGGGCTCCTGGAGCCAGCGTCTGAACTACGCCCTGAAGTTCCTGGCGTACGTGAAGGCGCAGACGAAGGCGTCCCCTCTCCTGTACACCTACACCTCCTACCTCACCGGCCTGCTCGGTGTGGCTTCGGACGCGCAGAAGAAGGAACTGCGGTCCTACCCGCTGTGGGTAGCCGACCCGAACAACCCGGCCGGGCACCCGCTGACCGAGGGCTGGGCGACGTGGACCGTGCACCAGTACGGCATCGTCGGCGGCCTCGACCAGAACCTGCTGAACGGGGACCTTAATACCTGGAAGGCCCTGGCCATCCCGGCCAAGGTCGTCAAGCCGCCCGCGCCGCCCGCGCCTCCGGCTCCGTCCAAGCCAACTCCTCCTCCTGCTCCAACCCCTGCGAAGGCGTACACGATGGTGATCTTCGGCGAGAACATCGACTCCATGACCGCTGCGGCGGCCACTGACGCGTTCCAGCCCAAGGGTGCCGTCGCCACTGGCCGTCTGGACGTGGCCAAGGCCGCTCTGGCTGCCGGTGACGTCGTCGTCGCGGTCGGCGGTCCGGCCAATGCAGCCCTCGGCTACGCGCACGCGAAATCCGGCACGGTGGCCGTCTCCGGCAAGAAGGTGTCCGTCCAGGGCGCCACGGCCGGTGACTCCTACGTGCTGCTCGGCCGCTACCTGGCGACCGGCAAGTAACCCACTTCGTTACGGCATCCCCATTACGTCTTCCAAAGGCGTAGTGGGGATGCTATGTTTGGTCCCTGAACAGCCCCTTGAGGAAGGACACCATGGCCGAGCACGTACGGCTCCTGCTCTGTAAGACCTGCGGCAGCCTCGAAGAACTGCCCGACTACGAGGGCGACCCGCGCAGGGACTTCCTCCTCGAAGCCCTGGTCCAGAAGCACCCCGACCACATCGCCCACCCGCTGCTGCGCGTGGAGAAGAAGCACTGGGACAGCCCCTCCACCCGCGACACGATCATCGCCAAGATCCGCGAGAACACGGGACACACCGGCTTCGACCCGGCGTTCTACAACGCCAAGAACACCTTCCAGGAAGACGCCCACGCCTGCTGGCAGAAGCACCTGCGCAACCCCGGCTGCAACGACTACAAGACCGCCTCCAAGCGGCTCACGCCGGACACCGCCGCAGAGCGCAAGGCGGCAGGTATGCCGAAGTACAGCAGCGCCCAGGACCGCTACCTCTGCGAGTTCTGCCCCGTGCACTCCCTGGTCGTAACTGCCGCGCGCCGCAAGGCCGGAATGTACAAGTAACCCCACCCGAACCACATCTGGAGCACTACATGCCCAACATCCCGATCCTCGGCCAGACCAGCAGCGCCGACAAGCCGCTTAATACCGACGACCTCACCCCCGAGCAGCGCGAGACCCTGGCCAGGATGGCCGAGGAGAACCCGCCCTCCGAGGACGAGATCGGCACCCCCGTCACCACGGCGTTCCTCGTCGCTGTCGGCCTGGACGGTGCGGTCGTGGCCACCTCCGACCTCACCCAGCAGTTCGTCCCCCGGCGCGGCGCCACCCCCGACGACATCTACGGTGCGGCCTCCGTCGTGCTGAAGGACCTTGAGGTCATGGAGACCGCCTCCAGGACCCAGCAGGCGATGATGATGATGGGCCAGGCCATGCAGCAACAGCAGCAGGAAGCCGCGCTGCGCTCCCGCCTGAAACTCTGAACGAAATAGCAACTAGAAAGCCCCCAGTCTCCCTCCATATCGGATTGGATTCTGGGGGCTTTCCCTATTCCAGCTAGAATCGAAGGCATGGCCGGATACGAGTTCTACCTCAATCGCGCAATCACCCAGGGACAGCAGCCCGACATTCACACGGGCGCCTCCGGGTATTTCAGCACACCCCAGGCAGGGCTCGACCCGCACATCTTCGACGGCGACCACATCAAGCCGGACGTCCGCGACCACATCCTCGGCGTCCTTAATACCTACCTCGACGGCCACTACCAGGGCGTACGCACCTGGCTGGCCGCCTGGCTGGCCGGATCCGGCATCTCCTTCCAGTGGGCCGGAGACCGTGGAAACGGCGACCTCGACGTCCTATTCGGAATCGACTTCCCGAAGTTCTACGAGATGAACCCCACCTACCAGGGAATCTCCGAAGCCGAATTCTCCGACCTGATGAACTCGGACCTGAAGAAGAACCTGTGGCCGCACACCGCGATCACCGATTTTCATGGCCAGGTCTACGAGGTCACGTACTACCTGAACCCCGGAACCACGTCGAATTCCATCGCGGCCATCAACCCCTACGCCGCCTACAACCTCACCCGTGACCGCTGGGACATCCGGCCGCCGTCCCTGCCCACCGACCCCCACAGCCTGTACCCGAAGCACTGGTGGGACGCCGTGCAGACGGAAGAGGCCCACGCCCGCACGCTGATCGAGCGCTACAGCCACCTGCGCTCGACGGCCTCCAGCGCCTCCCCGAACTCGGCCACGTGGCACAACTCCCTGGCCTCCCAGAAGATCGTCGTCGAGCAGGCCAAGGCCCTCTTCGACGACATCCACATCGGCCGCAAGCAAGCCTTCGGCCCCGGGGGATCCGGCTACGGCGACTACTACAACTTCCGCTGGCAGGCACACAAGCAGGCAGGCACGGTCCAGGCCCTGAACTCCCTGGCCACAACGGACGTCGAGGCCCACAAGGCGCAGGAGACCGACCTCTACGGGGCTCCACTCGATGACGCCGCCACCGCGCTCGCGAAGGCGGCTCTTTGGAACACCCCCTACCGGAGGTCGTGATGGCCAACCCCCTCGGGCCGCAGTTCGAGCAGACCGCACTGCCGGTCCCGCTGGACACCAAGTCCCCGCAGGCGAAGAAGCAGAACGCACTGCGCGCCCAGTACCACCTGACGCGCGACACCCCGCTGCACCTTCAAACGCACTACAAACCCGGCGCGCTTAATATCCCGCATCCCACCCCCAACCCGGGCGGGATGCACACCAAGGTCACCGCCATCGGCTCCCCGCGCGACCACGACCTGATCCACGACGAGGAGCGCACCAGCTACCCCCAGTCCGAGGGGCAGATGGTCATGGGCCCGCCGCACAACCCGCAGCAGTTCGGGCACCTGGACGGCCACGGCAACGTCGTCGACCCCAAGATCGGTGACCGCTGGTACGAGAAGCACGGCCCGCAGATGAGCCACGGCAACGAGGCGTTCTGGAACAAGCACGCCAAGTTCCAGAGCATCAGCACCAGCTCGGTGCTGCACACCGGCCAGACCGCGTTCGAGACCGGCTCCCACTCCTACATCACCGGCCCGCTCGATCCCGACCACCCGCACGTCAAGGTGGTCGTCCAGGGCGGTACACCGTACGTCGCGGACGCACACCACCGGCTCGCTGAAGCGCGCGGCCGGGGAGACACCCACGTCGGCGCCCAGGTGCTCAACCTCGACCAGTTCAAGGCCGAGCAACTGCCGAAGATCAAGAAGAAGTCGGCACCCGAGGACGTCGTCGAGCACCTGGTCAAGCACCACGGCTACAGCCCGAACATGAACGCCAAGAACGCCTTCCAGACGCACGAGACCGAGCACCGAACCGGCCTCCACGAGCACGAGCACGGGTGACGGCGCCATGTCTGCAACCGTCGCCATCGTCATCGAAGGTGTGCTCTCCCGCGAGGTCGGAGAAGCCGTCATCCACCAGGGCCAGCGCCTGTACTGGGGCCTGATGGAGTCCTACAAGGTCGCCCTCATCAGCGACCGCGAGGACATCGAGCCGGTCCAGTACTGGCTGAAGGTCAACGGCTTCAACAAGCACCCCTACCTGATCCCCGCCAACCCCCTGGACCCCGAGGACCCCGCCGAGCGCCGCATGCGGCAGATCGGACGCCTTCGGCAGGCCGGATGCAACGTCGAGCTGCTGGTCGAACCCAATCCGCAGATCGCCGCGCACGTCATGTCCCAGGGCGTCGGGGTCCTCAACTACCTGCACCCCAACTACTCCTCCCCGCGCTTCCGGCCGGACTACCGCGACACCGTCACGCCCTGGTCCGAACTGGTCGGCGAGGTCGAGCGGCAACGAGCACTACGCGAAGAAGACCCGAGACCACACATGGAGATCCTGTGACCGTCGCCCTGGTGATCACTATTACCCGCATCCTCAACGCGGCCGTCGGCGCCGCGTTCTCGGCCCTGCTGCTGCGGGCCTCCATCCCCGTCTGGCGCCAGCTCGGCGCCGCAGAGAAGTGGCTGTCCGCCGCCCTGTTCCTCTACAGCGCCAACGTCGCCGTCTTCTGCGCCGTCTTCTGGACCTCGCCCTCGTCCGGCCGGTCCTGGATCAACGTCGGCTTCCTCTTCTCCCTCCTCGCCGCGCACCGCTACCTCTACTTCGTCCGAAGGGACACACGACCATGAGCGTCGATGGCATACACGCGATCACCAGCAAGTTCAAGGAGCGCTGGCTGAGCCCGCTCCAGTTCCCCGGCGCCCACCGCTCCGTCGAGCAGCGCCTGGACGACCTGGAGAACGCCAAGCAGGGCCAGCAGCCCGCCAACTCCCGCATCAAGATCCGCGTCAAGGGCCAGAAGAGCCAGGCGCCCGCCCCGCAGGCGTCTCCGGCCGCCCGCGAGGAGATCAAGCGCGTCGGCGAGGACCACGTCTCGGACTCCTACGGCTGGCACGCGCAGCACTCCACCGCTGGGACCGACCTGCTGCACACCTTCAACCAGCGCATGGACGCCATCCAGGCGCAGAAGAAGCCGTCGGAGTCCGGTGGCTGGGCCGCCTACAACGACACCTTCGGCGCGGGTGCCAAGTCGACCGCCAGCCCGTCCCCGGCGCCCGGCGGCCAGGCGGAGTGGCGAGACCACGGCCAGGGTCACCAGATCCGCACCTACCCGACCTACAACCCCGACGGCTCGCGCGGCGCCCGCAAGATCGGCATCCGGCCCAAGCCGGGAGGTGCCTCGCCCGCCGAGGTGTCCCCGGTCCAGAGCCCGCAGCAGTTCAGCCAGGGCAACTTCGCTCCGGCCGCCAAGGCTGCTCCCCGCCCGGCGCGTACGAACTCCACCCCTGTGGTGCAGGCGGCCCCCCAGCCTTCTGCCGGTGGTGTCGGCAAGGGCGTACAGCGCGGCCTGTTCCCCCCGGGCGAGTCCGGGCCGAAGGTCAAGGCCGTCCGGCAGCGGGAGGACAAGCCGGTCCAGCCGGGGCCAGGCAAGGGCCAGATGTCGTTCGACGACCTGACGCCCAAGCCGAGCGCGGCGCGTAAGAAGGCCGCTCCCAAGGCTCCTTCGGCGAGTGAGTGGCACTCGATGCTCACCGACTCCGTCAATGAGCGCAAGAAGTCGAAGAAGCCCCCGGCCCCCGGCCAGGGCTCGCTCTTCTAGACCACCAATTCAGATTCGGAGAAACAACCCGTGGAACTGTACTTCGGCGGATCCGAGATCCCCGGCTGGCGCAAGATGCTGGCCGAGGAAGGCGTCGAGAACGTCTCCCTGTCCTACATGGGGCTGCGGAGGCGCACCAAGTTCTCCCGGCCGTGGCTCATCGAGGACCACTACCTGGAGGGCCAGAAGGTTTTCCTCGACTCCGGTGCCTACACCGTGAACAAGGCCGAGGACGACAAGTACTCGATAGGTGAACTCAAGGAAATCGCCGCGCACTACGAAGCCTTCGTCCAGCAGAACATCGACTCGCTTAATATGGTGTCCGAGTTCGACGCGGTCGTTCTCGGACGGGAATGGATAGAGGCCCGGCGCGAGGATTTCTGGGAGGACCTGCCGGAGGACAAGTTCCTTCCTATCTGGCACGCGGAATGGGGCGTCGATGAACTCGACCGCCTCGCGCAACGCTACAAGCGTGTCGGAATTACTCAGACGGATTTGGACGGACGGAATCTCGCTCCCGTTCTAAACGAGATCACCCGGAAATACGGAACCCTTCTCCACGGCGTCGCAATGACGAAGCCTGCGGAAATGGCGGCGGTCACCTGGGATTCCGTCGCGTCCACCTCCTGGATTTCCCCCTCGCAGTACGGTGACACCATCGTGTGGACCGGCCGGGAATTGAAGCGGTACCCGAAGAAATACAAGGACCAGGCCCGAAAGCGGCACCGCACTCTTTTCCAGGAAGCAGGCTTCGACCCGGACAAGATCGAGGACGGCGACAACAACGAGGTACTGCGCTTCACCATCTGGTCGTGGCAGCAACTCGCGGCCTCCATCGAGCAACACCGTGCGCCCGAGGCCGATCCAGTTACTACTTCCGCTTCAGGGATACTCTCCGCTTTCTCTCAAACGCAGGGGGGCACAGTTGATACGACCACCGGAGAACTGGTCAACGGCGTAACAACTCCCACCCCTCGCAGGGAGCGGGCGCGTACCAACTTGCCGGTCATCGGCGTGGTGCAGGAGAAGGAGGTCTACACCGACCCCGACGACGGCGTGAACAAGGAGCGCGACGTCCCGCTGGTGACCGTCCGCTCGCAGTCCATGCGGGTGTGCTCGGCGTGCTTCCTGGCCCAGAAGTGCCCGGCCTTCGACAAGGACGCGAACTGTGCGTACGACATTCCGGTCGAAGTGAAGAGCAAGCAGCAGATGGCCTCGCTCCAGAATTCGCTCATCGAGATGCAGACGCAGCGGGTCTTCTTCATGAAGATGGTCGAGGATATGACCGGCGGCTACGCGGATCCGAACCTGTCCGGTGAGATCGACCGGCTCCAGAAACTGGTGAAGGTGAAGACCGAACTGGAGCAGGATTCCTTCTCCGTGAAACTGGAGGCTAAGGGGAACGGAGCCCAGGCCGGTATGATCAGTCGCCTGTTCGGAAAGGACGCCGGGGAGCAGATGACCGCCCTCGACCGCCCTGTATCAGCGGACCGGATGATCGAGTCCGGCAGCGGATTCATCGACGCGGAAATCGTCGATGTACCAACTTTCTACAACCAGGAAGGTTAGTTAGTACTTCTCATGAGCGCGCACGTGCATGCAGTGTCTTTCGCCGACGGCGGCGACAGCGCGGCGGAAGAGGTCGAGTGCAAGCGGTGCTACGGCACTGGAGAGGACCGCGACGGAGCGGACTGTGTCCCCTGCGAGGGCTACGGTACGGTGCTGGTATGAACAGATTCCGCCGAGTAAAGGCCGCCCTCATCGCCATCGGATTTCTCGCGATTCCTGCGATCGGAATTTCCGTGATTCCCGAGCAGCATTCCGCCGGGCTTAATACCGGAGTTTCCCAGTCGGATTCTCCCAGAACCGAGGGGGATTCCAATCCGCAGCCCGTCGCCACGGTAACCCGCTACGCGGAGGCGCCAGCAAAGGCGGATACCACGGGCACATGCAAGGTGTCCATAGTGGTCGGGCCTTCGCCCGCAGTCACACCTACGTCCACGGCTACGCCGTACGCGCCTGTATATGGGCTCGCACATACGCATTCCGTGCAGGTCAAGATTCCGTGCCCTGTGAGGACGGTGACGGAAACACCAACGTCTACCAAGTAATCCGCCACAAGGTCAACACCTGAAAGCCGTGAGCCGCATGTGATGCAGCTCACGGCTTTCTTCGTTACGTCATGTAGATTACGGCTTGACGATTACGGCTTTCGGAGTAGTGTTCTCCCTGTCAACACCAACCGCCCCCGCAGCAGGAGGAGCACCCCATGGCCGACAGCAGCGTCCGCGACTACCTCGCCCTGGAGAAGAAGTACACCGAGGTGTTCAACCTCGTGGGCCAGGGAGAGGGCCTGAACATCGACGACCTGCGCCGCGCACTGGACGACATCTACAACGCGGGCCGCGACAAGGGCCGCCCCATCGTCGGCGTAGCTGGCCGCACGGCCCAGTTGGAGATCAACGACCTCGCCGTCCGGCTGGAGGACGGGGGCATGTCCGAGAGGAGCGCCCGCCGCGAAGCCGAGCGCATCGGTGCCGTGATCCGCTCCGAGGGCTTCAAGCACGGCCTCGCCGAGGCCAAGCGCAAGGTCCTCGCCGCCCTCACCGGCAAGGAGGTCTGAGCCATGCGAGACAACCAGATGAGCAAGGTCTACAACGCCGAAAACCTCGTCATGGACGTGCTGGCCACCGTCGCCAAGACCGACGCCCGCACCTTCGACTTCTACGGCTCGACCCTGGTCCTGCCCGACGAGCGTAAGTTCGGCAACCTCGACGGCGTCCAGCGCTACATCGACCAGGTCCTCGGCCTGAACTGGGTACGCGCCACCTGGCCCACGCAGGCCGCGCAGCCGGTCACGGTCCGCGCCCGCAAGGGTGCCTCCTGGGCCACCTACCGCCTCGGGGTCATCGCGGTGCCCGACCACAAGCAGGGTATCTCCTGGGCCATGCGCGAGATGGTCATCATCCACGAGCTGGCCCACCACCTCGCCCGGGGCGGAGAGTCCCACGGCGTGCATTTCGTCTCCACCTACCTGCACCTGGTCAAGGAGCTGGTCGGCGACGAGGTCGGCCTGCTGCTCACCGACGCCTTCGCCAGCAACGGTGTCGCCTTCGGCGCCCTCGTCGCGGCCTAGCAAGCAACATCTGGAAATCGCTTGACAAGGGTTTCGTGAACCCGTAAGTTCTACCTCATCAACCGCCCCCGCAACAGGAGGAGCCCACGATGGCTGACCGCATGCTCGACAAGCTGGCCAAGATCCTCAACCAGGCCGAGAACGCCTCCAGCCCCGAGGAGGCCGCGACCTACATGAAGAAGGCGCAGGCCCTGGCCACCCTCGGCAGCATCGACCTCGCCGTGGCCCGGCAGCACACCGCCAAGCGTGAGCAGCGCGAGCAGCCGACCCACAAGCACATCACCATCGGCCAGCCCCGCAAGAACAACAACGCCCGCTTGGTGAACCTGTTCATCGCCATCGCCGACAACAACGACGTCAAGGTCAACATCGCGATGAACTCCACCTTCGTCATCGCCTTCGGCATGCCGTCGGACATCGAGGTCGTCGAGGTCCTGTACGCCTCCCTGCTTTACCAGATGACCGAGGCCGCCAACTCCTGGCTGAAGACCGGCGAGTACAAGCAGGAGAAGGTCCTGCGGCAGGTGACCAAGCGCGACGACTGGGGCACCTACAAGGACCTGGAGGAGCGCTCGATGGACGGCCGCACCGCCCGAGCCAACTTCTACGACGCCTTCACCCGGCGCATCTCCTCGCGCCTGTGGGAGGCCCGCCAGGAGGCCCTGGAGGCGGCCAAGGGGAACGTCTACACCCTGCCCACCACGGGTGAGAACGGCGTGGAGTACGAGATCGAGGTGACCGCCGAACTGGTCCTCTTCGACAAGAAGAAGGAGATCGGCGCCTACTACGAGAAGGCCTCCACCGCCAAGGGCTCCTGGAAGGGCTCCAGCCGCACCACCGCGTACAGCACCACCGCCCGTGTGGCCGGTGACAACGCGGGCCAGTCCGCCCGCCTCGGCAGCGCCAAGGCCATCGGCGGCCAGCGCACCCCCCTCGCCGCCTGAGACCCTAGGAGATCGCCAGCATGCGCACCATCGCCCGCACCGCCACGAAGAAGATCGAGGCCATCAAGGCCGACTTCACCAACTGCCGCGCCTACAACGGCACGGAGATGGTACCCGTGGACGCCGACCGCGCCTGGAAGGCCCTCGCGACCTACCCCAAGGCCCGGCTGATCGAGTCCACCGACGGCGCCCGCTACACCGTCCAGGTGAACAGCGGCCTGTGGTACTACCTGGAGCGCCCCGCCGCGTGATCCTGACGCACCCCCTGCGTACGGGCCGTCCGACTCGACACCTGAGCCGGGCGGCCCGTAGCCTTCCCACGAACATCCATCCCCGTACCAGGAGGAGCCCGCCATGCCCGCGCCCCGCAGCATGTCCCGCAGCGACTACGAGACCCTGTCCGCCGCCATCGCCGACTCGGACGACCAGGACATCAACGCCCGCCGCAACATCGCCTTCAACATCGCCGACGCCCTCACCGGCACGGGCGACCGCTTCGACCCCATCCTGTGGCTGCGCCAGTGCAAGATCGGCCCGTTCTCCCCGGCCGACGTGGCCGACTGGTCCACCCGCCTGGAACTGCGCATCAAGGCCATCGGCAGGAAGCGCCTCAACTCCCTGGAGATGGGCTACGACATCGAGCAGTACATCGACGCAAGCGGTTCGCCGATTGCGATTGACAAGGCGTAGTCGCCCCCATAGAGTCTTACCTGTCAGCAACAACCGCCCCGAAACAGGAGGCACCAGGTGAACCTCACCACCGCCACCCCCGTCGAGGTCGACACCGTCCTCGCCAACGCCTACGGCAAGATCGCCGACCTCACCAGCCAGCAGCACCGCCTCACCGCCACGGTGTCCCGCATCGACGAGGCCGAGCCCGGGTCCTACCAGTCCATGCTCCCGGCCTACTCCCCGGAGAACCGCGCCAAGCTGGTCGGCGAGATCGCAGCGCTCCAAGAGCGCATCCAGGGAATCCTTCAGGCCGAGGTGTACCCCTGCGAGGCGCAGTACCACGAGCGTCGCTGGACCCGGTACTACCTGGTCGACAACACCAACGGGCACGTCCACAAGGACACCCACTGCGCCTCCTGCTTCCCCACCACCCGGTACGCGTGGCTGGTCGAGCAGTCCGGCATGTCGGCTGAGGAGCTGGTCGTCCTGGCGGGCGAGAAGTCGTGCACCGTCTGCTTCCCGTGGGCCCCGGTCGACGTCCTCAAGCAGAAGACGAAGCTGGAGGCGCCGGAGCGCAAGGCCGCCCGCCTGGAGCGTGAGGCCAAGAAGGCAGCGGCAGCCGCGAAGAAAGCCGCCAAGGCCATCGCCAACCCCGACGGCACCCCGCTTGAGGTCTTCGACTGGCGCGTCCCCGAGCGTCAGCGCAAGACCCGCAGCGGCATCGTCACCGAGCCTGCGCACGACCGCTTCGAGACCATCGCGACCCTGGCCGCCGCCCGCTCCTGGCTGGCCGACCAGTACGAGACGTGGCGGGGCAACGATGGCACCCACCGCGACGTGAACAAGGTCGCCGAGGCCGTCGCGGACAAGGAGGGCAAGACCACCGAGGTGGTCATCGACGAGGCCAAGAAGCGCGCGGCCCGCCGCAAGTAGAGCCGTAACTCGGAAGCCGTAGGGGAGAAGCCATAACCTGGAATCTTCCCTACGGCCCCGGAGGCACCCGTGAACGACCAGCAGCAGACCCCCGAGCATGTCCGCGCCGTCCAGGAGCGTCGGCGCAGCGGAGCGGCCGGAGGCCACGATTCCCGCCCCCGCAAGCAGCGCACGCGCAAGACTGCCAAGCACGCAGCCATACGAGAGCAGGAGTAGGGCATGGACGCCAAGGCCACCGCGAAGTACCTGGAGCGCCGTATCGGCGACGCCGTCAAGGAGGCGACCGCCGTCCGCGCGGAGCTGTCCAGGGAGTTGGTCAAGCCCCTGGCGAAGGGCAGCCGAGCCACCTCCTCGCACACCCTGGACCGCCTCATCGACTTCGAGGCCGTCGCCGTCTCCTGGTTGGAGATCCACGAGACCGCCGGGGGCCCCCTGGAGGAGGTCGGCCACGAGGACTTCCTGAAGGCCGTACACAAGGTGCGCGCTGAGATCACCCAATGGCTGCGCACCTCCCGGCACGCCAACACCGGAACCTACGGCACGCAGGCCCTGGCCCAGCACAACGCGGCAACCAAGGTGCTGTCCAGCACGGACATCATCGAACTCATCGACGAGGAGAACTGATCATGGCGTACAGCAACGAGGTCATCGAGGCCCTGGCCTGGCTGCGCAAGGGCTGGGACGGCGACAACAGCGAGCGGGCCATCACCTCATTCGAGGCGCTGGACAACGCGGGCGTCTTCCGCGAGCTGGACGAGCAGACCGACTACACCCCGGCCGAGGAGATCCTGGCCCGGACCGAGAAGGGCTGATCGTGTGTAAGTGCAGGGCCACCACCTACCAGGGCCACATCAAGAAGGTCGAGCAGGACGGCTATCCGGCCCACGTCTACAAGGGCCACTACTGGGCCCCGACGGACGACGCAGCTACCCCCCAGCACTGACTACCCACCCCGCATCAGGAGGAGCACCACCATGAAGATCATCCCCACCAACTGGACCACCCGCCGCGAGGTCTTCGTCCCCGTCGAGGACGGTCCGACCATCCCCACCGGGGCCTACTCGGGCCGGGCCAAGGACAAGGAGATGAAGGTCGTCCGGTTCCACCTGACCTACTGGCCGAGCAACGGCGAGTGGACGACCGCGTCCCTGCCGGTCATCGGGGTCCTGCTGAAGCAGGACGGTACGCCGGGACAGGTTGAGCACCTGACCTCCTTCTCCCTGGAGAACGACGACACCCCGCAGTGGGTGAGGGACGTCGTCGAGCACTTCCGCCCGAAGGAGCCCGCGCCGACCTCGCCGGACTCCCTGGAACTCAGCGTCTGACCCACGAGGAGCACGTCATGACCGAGCAGCCCGAAGAGCTGAAGTGCCTGGAGGACAACACGGGCGCGTGCAGCGGCCCCGTGGAGTTCCGTGACCCGCTGTCCGGTACGGGCAAGTCCTTCCCGCGCTGCGCCGCCCACTGGTCGGCACGGCTGAAGAAGCAGGAGGAGATCGTCGCCCGGTACGCGCCGTTCTCCGACGTCCCGCCGACCGGCTTCGACCCGACGTACGCGGGCGAGCGCTGGGACGAGGACTACTGATCGCAAGCACTTTGAGGGGATCGCTTGACAACTGTCGAGCGGTCCCCTTAACTGTTGTCTGACAACGCACCCCACACCAGGAGGAGCAGATGGCAGGCAGTCCGTTCCGATCCGTACTGCTGGCCGAGCGCCAGGAGGCCGCCGACGAGCTGATCAGGCAGCGCGAGAAATCGCTGAAAGTCCTGGAGAGCCGCTGGCGCAAGGAGTCCAGGGCAGCCCGCCAGCGCATCCTCATGACCCGCATCCAGGCGACGCGCAACAGCCTTGTCAGTTGGCAGGACTACATTGCCCAGGGATGCCCGCGCGTTGACAACGCCACCACCCGAGTCTGAGGAGTAGCACACCATGGCCACCGATGAAGAGGTCATCGAAGAGCTGCGCGCGTACATGGTCCAGCACGGCTGGAGCAGGCCCAAGGCGGAAGCGCAGTCCCGCATGTGGTTCGACTTCCTCGCCCCGCGTATCCGCCAGCAGGAACAGATGGCAGCGAAGAAGCAGCCCGTTCTCAAGCCCGGCGAGGTGCCCGTGCGCGAGCTGGTCGTCGGCGACATCATCGAGGAGCGGTACCCGAACTGGAGCCGTCGGAAGATCGTCACGAACATCACCGAGAGGTCCGCCGTCTTCCGCACTGACAACGGCCAGGACGGTCGCGCTGCGCTCACATCGAAGCGCAAGGGCAAGGTCACCGACAACCGGGTCGTCAAGGTGGGGCACTATGACCTCACCGACCAGTTGCTAGGGGAGCTGTCGCTCTGGCACTCCATGGGCGACCTCCGGCGCGCGCGGTGGAGGCGTGGCCTGCTGGAGGGGCTGCCGCCGTTCTATGCGATCTTCGGGTACGCCAGCATGGAGGAGATGTCGTTCGGGGACATGGTGCGCGGTGAGACCGTCGACACGGTGACGGTTGCCGGTGGCGTACGTGTGAACGTCAAGCGGTACGACAACGAGCAGACCGTCGTGGACGGAAAGACCGTCTCCATGACGTGCTGGGGAGCCTCCGTGGTGGACCCCGAGCACGACCACGAGTTCGGGGTCCTGGGCTGGCGCTACCGGGACCAGGACACCGCACGTAAGACCATCGACATGCTCGACCAGTCGCTCCGGGGTGGCTACAACCTGGAGATGGCCGTGCGCACGGTGTGCAATGTGGGCAACGACAACCTGCCTACGATCGACCGGTGGAAGCAGGGGAAGGGCTGACGCTGTGGAGAACTTCAAGGTCCTGTGGACCGACACCAACGGACACGCGCACGTATCTGTCGTGAGCTACGACAAGACCAGCGCCGACCGCCGGGCCGAGGAGCTGCGGGCCGACATGACCAACGTCTCGGTCGTCCCCGTCTTCCCGCCCAACTGGACGTTCGAGCAGCAGCCCAAGGGGCGCATCGTCCAGCGCAGGCACACCGCAGTCAAGTAAGTTCCTGAGACTACTTGACAACGCGTAACGATGACGACTAGCTTCGTCCTGTCACCAACCACCCCGCCCGAATAAGGAGCGAAGGATGAGCGAGCCGACGTTCAACGTCACCCTCACCCGCGCACAGGTCGTCGCCCTGCTGGTCGACGGGAACGCGCAGAAGTTCCCCACCCTGGACAGCTCAGACGCCACGGTTGGCTTCTTCGCCGACCTCAAGACCTGGTACCTGGACAACAGCACCGACAAGGCCACGTCCTTCTGGGCGCAGATCAAGGACAGCCACGAGGGCGCCGGATGGCGCACGGTCGGTACCTCCGACAAGAGCGGCCACGACGCGGCATGGGGAGCCCTCACCGACGACATGCAGCGCCGTCACCTCCGCTACGGCGAGCTGGCCGCGCACATCGCCGACATGGAGAACGGCGACGTTCTGTCGGCCGAGGACGGCACCGAGTACCGCATCCTCAAGCCCGGTCAGGAGATCACCCGGTGAGCACGCCCCCCTTGGTCTGCAAGACCTGCAAGCGTCCCCTTGAGCGCCACATCGAAGCGGGTACGGGGGAGGAATCCTGGCGGCATCACGAACAGGATTCCCTCTCCGGGCACAAGCCAATTCCCGTGGAACCCGAGGACGGAAAAGTCCACGGGCGCTGCGACTTCTGCAACCTGGATCTCGGGGCGGAAAAGTTCGTCCTGCCGGTGGCGGATTTCGTGGCGGGACGGCACCCGGTCAGCGGCAAGATGCAGGGCTACGAGGGCGACTGGATGGCCTGCGGAAACTGCGCCCTACTGATCGACACCAACCAGTGGTCGGCGCTGCTGCGCAGGGTCCAGCACTACTGGGAGCAGGACCATGGGATGGCTGCCCCGCCGGACAAGAAGACCGGCTGGGCCCACCTGTACCGGCTGCTGCGGCGCAACATCATCGGAGCGCTCCGCCCGGCCGAGTAGTCCCGGACATGACGAAGGCCCCCACCGAATCGAGCTGGCCGGTGGGGGCCTTCGGCGTCCATGAGAACACGCGCAAGCCGCTGAGGCAAACGGGTAGACAACGGCTTCCGGAAGCCGTAATGTCATGCACGTCAACAACCCGCCCCGCATCAGGAGGCCCGCATGTCCGCGCGAATCGACAGCTACCAGCTCGCCACCACCCTCGCGAAGATCGAGAAGATCAACGAGCGCGCGGCCAAAAAGGGCCTGTCCGGCCGCCTGGACCTGGACGTGACCGAGGTCGAGGTGAAGACCAAGGACGACCTGGGCTTCGAGGTCGTCGAGATCCTGTACGACGTCTTCTTCACGGGCGAGGCGCCCAAGCACGACGGCTGGGTGTTCCTCGCGACCCTGGACTGGGACCCGAACGCGGGCCTGATCGTGCGCACCGCTCCCGGAGTCCACTCCGTCGACCGCGAGGGCCTGCGCGAGGGTGCATGCGACCACTGCAACAAGGACCGCATGCGCCGCGAGACCTTCCTCGTCAAGCACGAGGAGACCGGCGAGGAGAAGCAGATCGGGCGCTCCTGCATCAAGGACTTCCTCGGCTGGGACACCACCGTCGCCTGGCCCACCAGCCCCGCCGACGACGACGAGGAGAAGGAGTTCTACGGCATGGGCGGCGGGGACCGCGACGTGTCCACCGAGACCGTCCTGGCCTACGCCTGGGCCTGCGTCAAGGCGTTCGGCTTCGTCCGCAGCCAGGACTACCACGCCACCCCCACCGTGCACCTCGTGCGCAACGCGATCAGCCCCTCCCGCTCCCGGCGTGACAAGAAGTTCGCCGAGAAGATGGCGCCGCTGGCCGGGGAGGCCAAGGGCAAGGCCGCCGAGATCCGCGCGTTCATCCTCTCCGATGACTTCTCCGGCACCTCGGAGTACGTCACCAACCTGAAGGCCATCGCGGGCGCCAAGATGGTCTCCTCGCGCAACTTCGGCATCCTCGTCTCCGCCCCGCAGGCCTGGGCCCGCTTCAACGAGCAGACCCTCATCCGCAAGCAGCGCGAGGGCAAGCCGTCGGAGTGGATCGGCACCGCGCCCGACAAGGCCGCCGGGGTCAAGGGCTCGCGTATCACCTTCACCGGCATCGTGGAGTCCATCCGCTACATCGACGGCTTCTATAGCTCGACCACCCTCTACCAGGTGCGCGCCGAGGACTCCGGCGTCGTCGTGAAGTGGTTCGCGTCCACCAACGCGCTCGGCGAGGACACGGGCGTGCGCGTCACCCTCCGGGGCACCGTCAAGGAGCACGACGACTACAAGGGCAACAAGGCCACCGTCCTTACCCGCTGCACCCTGGTCGAGGACAACGTCACCGAGCCCAAGCCGTATGAGATCGACGCCCCCGCCAAGAAGCGCACCCCGCGCAAGAAGGCCGCTGCTGCGCCCGCTCCGGCCCCCGTCGAGGAGGCCCCGGCCCCCGCGCCCGTAGTCGAGGAGATCGCCCCGGAAATCGCCGAGGAGACCCCGCAGGAAACCACATCGGATTCTGTCGCGGACACCACCGCGAACGACGACCAGAATCGCCTGGCGTACTACGCGGGCGGCGCGGACGGGTTCGTCCGCTCGATCGCCGACAACGCCGAGGAGGAATCCAACTTCCGAGCCCGGATGGATTCCCGTCAGATGTGGGTCCGGCTCGGTGAGGACGTCGAGCTGATGTCCATGGCGGATGCCTTCGACCTGATGGCCCAGGCATACGCCGAGGGCGCCGAGTGGGTCGACGGGGTCGGCATCGACGCCGCCAACTGGGGCGGGCTGCTGCTGGCCATCGGCCAGGCCGCCGAGGCCGCCACCGTCTGACCCCGGGCATGCAAAAGGCCCCCACCGCGTCCCGCTGGCCGGTGGGGGCCCTGTTGTGTCCGGCCCCCAGGAGAACACGCCCCCGCCCGGCCGCTGATCACAGCTTCATAACGCCTTGTAAATCCATGTGCTCAAAGGGCTTGACAAGGGGTTCCCCCTACGGAAAAGTCAGCGCTCCCAACACACCCGCACGAAGGAGCAGACGACATGAGCCGCACGATCACCCGCCCCCAGGGAATCGCCCTCCGCAACGCCGACTGGCTGCCGGAAGAGCTGCTGACGCCTAACGACGCGCTGCGCTCCCGCTACGTGGTCAGCGCCCGCACCAACACCTGTGCCGCCCTGGTCCGCCTGGGCCTGGCCGAGGAGCTGAACGGGCAGTACGTACTCACCCGCGCCGGGGAGACCGTCCGCGCCATCACTGATCTGCCCGCGTACCTGCCCCGCCTGGACACGGTCGCCAACATCGTTGCCGCTGCGGCCGAGGAAGACACCATGGCGGCCGAGGAGCAGGCGCGGCCGAGCGACGGCACGTACTACCCGGCCGAGGCTGGCGCGCGTGGCTGGCGTGACGCTGTGCCGCTGTGGTTGGACGGCCGCCGGGTCTCCGCCATCGTCGAGAATGACGGGCAGGACCTTTACGTCTTCCTCGGTACCGAGACCATTTACGACGGCGACATGCCCACGGGCATCACGGGTGACGGCGACGTGAGCACCTGGGTTCGCCAGTACGCCACCGGGTACGTGTGGGCCGCTGAGTACCGCACGCTGTGGAGCTACCGCAACCACGCCGGGTACGTCGTGGGCCCGTACTCCGACGCGGAGTTCGCCGCCACCGGCAAGAGCGCCGAAGCGTACTGCCGGGGCATCGTCGACACGGTCGGCGCCGGTGAGGTGATCCGTACGGACCGCACCCCGGAGCACTTCGACACGGTCGGCCGCAACTGGACCGACGTGCGCACCGTCGTGCACGCCGTCGGCCGCTTCGCCGAGGAGGCCCCCCAGGAGCCGCAGGAGGACGCCCCCGCGCCCGTCTCCGGCCTTCCCCTGCCCATCGTGACCACGGATGAGCTGCTGTCCCTGCTGGGCCCGCTCACGGACGCGGAGCGGCTGGCCGTCGACCTGGCCGAACTGGACGCCCCCACCGACCCCACCGCCTAGGTCACATCTCTATAAAGACTTGTCCAGCGATCCCCGAAACTGGCTTTACAAGCCGTAATCGGGGTACGTTGGCAACACAACAACACACACCAACCGCCCCGCAACAGGAGGCCGCAATGCGCACCGCCAACATCCCCGCCCTGACCGTCTCGCCCATCCGCGCCATCGTCGAGGGCTCGCGCAACTTCTGCGCCAAGGCCGGACTGTCCACCCGCGACCACTGGGACTACTCCCGCGTGATCGTCGCCCCGTCGGCCGTCGAGAAGATCGCCGACGCGTACGCCGCTCTCCCGTTCATCGACAACGCCGCCCCGGCTGCGTGGCGCGCCATGGCCGAGGGGGTCAAGCGTCAGTACGAGTTCATGACCGCCCCCGCGTCGCGCGGTGGCCTGGGCATCGCCGTGAGCGTCGAGGACGCCGACCCGTACGACATGGACAAGCAGGGCACCCGCGCGTTCTTCGAGGACGTCCGCAACGGCCGGATGCGCATCCTGTCGACGGCCGCCACGGGTGGTCACTTCTTCTTCGACGACGACACGAACGACCAGTTCCGCGCCGTACACGACGTGTTCGGCCACTGCGGCACCGGGCGCGGCGTCGACCGCCACGGGGAGGAAGCGGCCTTCCGTAAGCACTCCCTGATGTTCTCCCCGCTCGCCCGTAAGGCGCTGGCCACGGAGACCCGCGCGCAGAATCACGCGATGATCGCGGCCGGTGGCGTCTTCCAGACGCAGAAGGTCGCCGTTATGCCGCACTGGGCGCGGCAGTTCGAAGCCGTCCGCCCGTCCTCCCTCGCGGAGTACCGCGCCACGTTCAAGCAGGCGCAGAAGATGCACGCCGCGCAGGGCCTCGCCGAGTAGCACCCGCCCCACACCACGGGGGCCGGGGAAACGCTCCGGCCCCCTCCCACCACCGCCCAGGGAGGGCACACCATGAACGTCTACAAGATCAATTCCGGTCACTGGGGCTGGCTGCATGCGGCTGAGATCAAAGTGGAGGGCCCGTTCCTGCGCCTGCTCGACGTCACCCGCGACGACAAGCCGTTCTATCCCGAGTGCATGATCCCCGTCGCTGACGCGAAGCTGATCATCCCGCCGACCGTCTGAGCAACCGCCCCACCGCACCCCCCAACACCCGCCCCACATCAGGAGGTAACCCCATGCGCATCACCCACACCACCGCCGCCATGGTCGCCGCCCACCTCGGCGCCCTCACCCATGAGCGCGTGTCCGTTCAGGTCGGCACCGGCCGCGACGGCAAGGGGTACCGCGTGACCGTCGCCGCATCCCCGCTCGCGCGTCAGCTCACGTGGGATTCCGCGCGCAACGAGGGACGCCAGGCCATCGCGTACATGCTCGGCGCCGTGGACGCCTACACCGACGGGGCCGCATTCGACCGCGTCCAGTTCCTGGCCGACCTGCTCCGCGAACTGGCGTACCGGCCGGAGCTGTCCAACTCCCTGACCCTGGGCCGTGAGGACGGCACCGCCGCCCGCGTACAGTCCGGCCAGAACACCGCGCCGAAGGGAGACGCCCCCGTGTCTGTTGAGTTCGCCCCCGACGAGGAGACGCCCACGGGTGAGGACCTGGACCGCGACAACGCGCGTGACGGGCTGCTGGCCGAGTGGGATCACACCGGCACCGCCTACCCGTACGTCACGGTAGGCATGGTGTGGGAGGTCAAGCGTTACGCCCTGGTCTACGGCGTCGACCTGCCCGACCTGGCCGACCGGGACGCCGTACGCGCGTTCGTGGGCGCCGCCCGCACCGCCTAGCCACAGCAGGGCCACGACAGCCCCTCACCGCCCAATCCCGGGCCGGTGGGGGGCTTTCTCGTGTTTACCCCCATGGACGCCCTACAGCGCCCCCACACGTCCACGCAGCGCCCCGCATGACCGCACGGCCGCCCGTGGTCCTGGTCGCCCAATTCGGGGCCGGGGGAAGGCTCCCCACTGCTGACCACACCCAGGGACACAGCACTACGACACGCACGGCCATGCGGTCGCCAGGCTCACAGCCAATACGCCGTAACTCCCTGGCCCCCCTGGTTGTCGAGTTGCTACAGCGAACGCCACCCCTCCATATGTCGGGGCATATTTGCAGCAACGTAAATCAGCGAATTGGGGTAGTGGCCTCGTGAATAACGCCGAATTGCCATGCATAATATGCGTCGTGCCCAGGGGTTGACAGGCCCTAGGAGGTGTGTATGGGGGCTGGGGGTGGCGCAGCTCACACCAAAAGCAAGGGTGCAGATACCGAGAGGAAGCGCGAGGCTTGATATTGCCCAGCTCAAGGGGTTGACGGAGCGGATGTCAATAGTGTAAGGCCAATGAATAAATATTCGACCCCCTACCCTTAAGTGCAAATTTGCGGAAGCAAAGGGCCTAGACAGCCGCGCAGCGCAACGATTGGTGGGATCGGACAGTGTCACAGTGGCCGGGGGATTCGGGGAATTGGGGGAGCGGAGATTCGGGGAATTGGGATATCAAGCGGGAAGGTCAACGCGCTTGACGAGGGGTAGTTGACCATGCAAAATCAGCCACGACGGCGGAGCCAGGGGGGCACCAGCAAGCCGTCGTACAGGGAGGGTTGAGCAAGTGAGCGAGACGAACGAGCTGGTGGACGGGGACCTCGTGATAGGGGAGCCGCAGGTCGAGGAGAAGCAGGGCGGCAAGGCGAAGTGGCTCGCCGTGGGTGCGAGCGGGGTCGCGGTACTGGCCATCGCTGCTGCGGTGGGAGTAGGGGTGTACGGGCAGAATCAGGCCAACGCCGCGCGCAAGGCGGAGCACAAGGCGCAGGCCGAGGTGAAGGCGCTGAAGAACCAGCCGCCGAAGGTGGTCACGAAGACGGTGACCAAGAAGGTGCCGACGTTCGGGAAGTCGACGCTCATGGGGGTGTACGCGTCGGCTGCGATCCAGGCGGGCGCTGAGTACGACAGCGCGGGCAATGTGGTGTTCACGCCGAACGACACGACGTGCTCCGACCAGTACACGAGTCTCAGCGGTCAGTACACGACGGTCGCGATCGACCGGGGCACGTTCATGACGGCGTGCTTGCAGAGCCTGCCGCAGACACTCAAGAAGGACACCACACCGTAACTGCCGTACGCGAGGCCCCTGGGGATGCAACTGGTCCCTGGGGGCTCTTTGCGTTCAACCGGGGAGGGCGCAAGCGGGTACATGAAACTGCTTGACAAGGGGGAGGGGTACCGATAGCCTTATCCCGTAATTGAGGACGACGGAGGTAGGGGCAATGGCGCGGTACACGGTAGGGCTGCATGGGCACGCGGCGATGCGCATCGAGGTGGAGGCCGAGTCCGCCCAGGAGGCCAACCGCAAGGCGATCGAGAAGGCGCCGAAGGTGAAGTACGTGCAGAGCTGGACGCCGGTCATGACGAGCAAGCTGGAGGGGGCGAAGTAATGGCGGACTTCGAGGTACGGACGGCTGCGGATGTCACCCCCCTAGTTCTGGAATACGTCCAGGACATCATTACGGGCTACTTCCCCACGGGAATCGTCGACTGGGAGGAGGTCTGGGAGCGGCTGGAGCGCCGGACCGTGGACGGTGATCGAAGCATCGTCATGACGCGGGACGCGAACTCCCCGGCTGTCCAGAAGATCAAGAAGGAGGTCCGTAAGTGGCGGGTCCTGGGATGAAAGAGCGCTGGCGGTGCCCGTACCGGTTCTGTCAGGAGAACGTCCTGCTGGTCGGTCCGAAGAAGTCGGCGATCCGTAAGCACAAGTACGAGGGCGGCGTCGACTGCCCGGGGTCCGGCTTCGACATCAGGAGCCCTGCCCAGGAGCAGTACCGGCTGATGAACGAGCGTGAGGAAGCGATGTTCCGGGGGGCGGAGAAGTGAGCGAGTCGGCGGAGGCGCGGAGCGCCGAGGTGTACGTCCTGGCGCTGAGCGTCGGTCCGGACGCCGTGAGCACGGACTTGGAACTGCTCAAGCGACGTGCTGAGAAGAAGGAGGAGTGGCACGCCTCCGAGTTCAAGTGGGAGCGCGACAAGTACACCGGCTGGACCGAACGCCTGCTGCTCCGCTACCTCTCCAAGGACACCGGCCGGTGGAACAAGAGCGGTTACTACATCGACAAGGTGCCAGTCCTGGAGGCTTCCGAGTGAACGTCGACTGGCGAACGATCGAGGACAAGTTGCTGCGCCAGGCCGCCAAGGCGAAGTCCTTCCGCGAGCTGTACGGAGATGCGTACGGCGGGGGGAGCGCGAAGCGCGTACCGGGGCGGTCGATCACCGGCAGAATGTCCGTAGCACCTCCGCCGTACCACCCGGTGAGACCTGGGGAATTGCGCGACCTGTAGGTGCAAGCCGGCGAATTTCGAGCATTTAAAAATGGCGGGGAGGGTTTGGAAGATGGCCAAGCTGAAGGACGACGGCGAGTTCCAGGTTGAGGGCGCGGTCAAGATGTGGCTGCCCCTGGATCCGGAGGAGGGCGAGCGCGTCAGGATCAACTCCGCGAAGGAGATCTGGCCGGAGCAGGTGTGGCTCAACGTCAACCAGGAGAACGGCAACTGGGTCGTGGGCACCGCCTCCGTGAAGGGGCGCCTCTACCGCAAGGACAACACTGTCGGGGAGCGGTGGGACGAGCGGATGTACTCGGGCCCGCACGACGACGGGGAGTTCGAGGGCCCGGACTGGCTGGTCGAACTGATCAATCAGGAGGTGCCGCGCCGACTGGGTGCCGATCGCGGGGGCCCCCTTACGGATAAGCAGGTCTACGAACTCAACAACCGACTGAACTCGAACCTCGGACTCCAGCCGACGCGCAAGGTGCTGGAGGACGTGCTCGGCTCGGTGCCGGTTGCGCTGCGCGAGCCGGTCAAGGAGGTCAGCCCGCAGCGGTCGCAGTTCGACTCCGCGCTCCGTGTGCTGCTGATGCGGGAGAACCTGGACGGCACCGAGTGGGCGATCCGGCAGTTGCGGGAGGGATCCGACGCGGCGCGGGTGGTGGCGGAAGAAAGCACCGAGTTGCGCCTCGACAAGG